TTATCTATAATAGTTTAAACAAAAGCATAAGAAACATCTACGGTGTAGTTACTAGAACCAATGATAAAATTAGTCTAGTGTTCAGTGACGGTGTATTTGGTAACTTACCGCTAGGTACATTTAGAATCTATTACAGAATAAGCAACGGCTTAAATTATACTATTAATCCTAAAGACGTAAAAAATATCACTATCGATGTTCCTTATGTCAGCAACACAGGTCAGTTTGAAACACTGACTGTGACTTTAGGATTACAAAGTTCTATATCTAATTCAAGTCCCGCAGAAACCAATGACAATATCAAGGCACGGGCACCTGCAACATACTATACACAAAATAGAATGATCACAGCTGAAGACTATAATATTAGTCCATTAAGCGTAAGTCAGCAGATTGGTAAAATTAAAGCAGTCAACAGATCTGCCAGCGGTATCAGTCGCTACTTTGATCTAGTTGATCCTACGGGCAAGTACTCAAAGACAAATCTATTTGCTGACGACGGTATTGTTTACAAACAAGAATATTCTGATAGTTTTAAATTTTCTTATGCAACTAGAACAGACATTGAAGCTATAATTTACAATCAAGTCTCTGATAATTTAAGATCTATAAATTTAAAACATTTTTACTACAGCAAATTTGATAGACCAAATACTGCTGAATTAGGTATTAAGTGGATCCTTAAAACATCCGACACTAATCAAGTTACTGGTTATTTTAAAGATGATATTACAACTTCTATTCAGAAAGTAGGTACATTTGCCACAGGTACAAACACACTAAAATACATCACAGTTGGGTCGTTATTAAAATTTAGAGCACCAACTAATTACTATTTTGACAAAGCAAATAATAACAAACTAGTGCTGGGAAACCCAACAGGATCAAACGCAACACAAATTTTGTGGACCAAAGTAGTGGCAATTTCTGGTGACGGTACTGCCGGAGGCACTGGAGAACTAGTAGACGGATCAGGGCCTATTATCCTTAATGATATTATTCCTTTAGCCTATAATAAAACTTCGCCTTCAACTGAATTGCAGACAGCTCCGCAGTTAGAAGAAATTATCCCAGCATGGAAAACAGCATTAGACAGCGCCACAGTAGCTTCAATGGTTGACTTAATTTTTGCAAATAAATCGTTTGGTCTACGATACGATTCAGAAAGTCGTTCTTGGAAAATTATTATCAGCAGTAACTTAAACACAATCAACGTATTCAGTTTAGGCCGAGCCGGCGACACAACAAATCAAAATGTTGATTCAAGTTGGTTATTATTGTTTACCACTGACAGTGAACAATACACAGTTGCTTCACGATTAATTAGATATATTTTTGAAAGTAATCAACAGGTAAGATTCTATTTTGATTCTAGCGATAAGATTTATGATTCAAGAACTAACACAGTGGTTAAAGATAAAATTAAAATTTTAAGTATAAACACACAGCCAAATGATATTATGTCTTTTACCTATGATAGAGATTGGGAAATTACAGAAGAATTTAAAGGCCTCGATGGGTACGTAGATACTAAAAAAATTCAAATTACATTCAGCGACAGTGACGATGACGGTGTAGTTGATAATCCTAATTTGTTTGAAGAAATAGTGCCAGTAGTAACTACACCTCCTACAAAAGCACAATTTATTGTATTAGAAAAATATATAATAACCCAAGGTCAGGAAGATTATAGATTTGTATCTAACGACGATGATAAGATTTTAATTCGTCAAAACAAACTATCTGTAAGCTCTGGAGATTTACAAAAATTAGGCAGCTATTTTTATTTTGTTGAAGAAAACTTTGTAGCACAATTAAATGCTAACAGTGAATTTGAACCTAGTTTAAATTATAGAGTCTATGCAGGAAGAAGTGGATTAAAATTCCAGTATATTCATAATGCTGATTATGAAGCAAGAATTGATCCAGGATTGACAAATTTAATCGACATCTATGTGTTAACCAAAGAGTACGACATTCAATATCGTCAATACATAAATGGGTCAAGACTTGTAGAACCTTTAGCACCTAGCAGTGATGAATTGTTTAATCTATTAAGCCCTGAATTAAACAAAATTAAATCTATCAGCGATGAAATCATATATCATCCTGTAAAATATAAAGTGTTGTTTGGTAACAAAGCTACTTCGGATGTACAGGCTACATTTAAAGTTGTAAAAAATGAAGAAATTGTTATCAGCGACAACGACATTAAATCTAGAGTTCTTACAGCCATAGCTGAGTTCTTTAGTTTAGAAAATTGGGAGTTTGGGGATAATTTCTATTTCAGCGAGTTATCAACTTATGTAATGAATAGACTTGCTCCAAGCATTGTAAACTTTATCATTGTACCAAAACAAAACGATTTAAGTTTTGGTAGTTTGTATGAAATAAGAAGCGAAAAAGACCAGTTGTTTATTAATGGTGCCACAATAGATGATATAGAAATTATATCAGCTATCACTGCAAGTAAAATTAAAAGTGCAGGTCAAATTAATATCGAATCAACTTTAGCAAGCAAACAATCTGTAAACAGCTCAGGGAGTAACTAATGGCATTCACTAATGATCAAAACGAGCCAAAATTGCCAATTTCAAATTCTGAAAAACGTAATTCTTCAGATCTATTACCTAGATACTATAGAACAAATAGTAATAAGAAATTTTTACAGGCAACCCTTGATCAACTTATTCAGCCAGGACAGGTTACAAAAGTTAACGGCTATGTAGGTCGCCAAACAGCCAAGGCTGTAAAAAACAGCGACATTTTTGTAACAGCGGCCGATGCAGCAAGACAAAATTATCAATTTGAACCATCTGCTATTATACAAGACTATCTAGGTAATACTACATTCTTTAAAGATTACATTGACCATATAAATCACATTGACACAAATGATGGCATTGTAAACAATCACAGTAGATTAAACAGTCAAGAGTTTTACTCTTGGGATCCGCACATCTGCTGGGATAAATTTGTTAACTATCAACAGTATTATTGGTTGCCATTTGGTCCTAGCACTATTACAATCTTTGGCGCCGATAAAGAAATTCAAAGTACCTACACTGTTGAAGGAGTTGATGAAACAGATAACGTAGCGTATCTTTTTACACCTAACGGACTTTCAAGAAATCCAACGTTAAAATTATATAGAGGTCAAACATATAAGTTTGAAATCAATGCGCCTGGGCATCCTTTTAGCATCAAGTCAGCAAGATCTGGCGGTTCTAATGACAGATATGTCAAAGGAGTTACTGGCATAGCAGTAGAAGAAGGAATTATTACGTTTGAAGTACCGCTTGATGCTCCAAGCGTGTTATTCTATGTTAGTGAAAACTCAATTGATACTGGCGGAGTTTTTCAAGTATTAGATATTGAAGAAAACACAATCATTAATCTTGACACAGATTTTTTAGGAAAGAAAGAATATATTATTCCTAATGGCACAGCAGAAGGATTACGTGTTAGTAACGGCATGAAAGTAAAATTTGGTGGAGAAGTTATCCCCAGCAAATATGCCGAAGGTGCTTATTACATTGAAGGTGTTGGTACCGGTATAAGAGTAGTGGCAGAACGAGAGCTTGAAATACGATCTACTTTTTCAGCAGATAAAAGCATTCTATTTGATGACACACCATTTGACCAATTACCATTTAGTGAAGTTGGAACATATCCTGTAAGACCAGACTACATAACTATCAACAGAGCAAGTCCTGATCAAAATCCATGGTCACGATATAATCGCTGGTTCCATCAAGATGTTATTATTGCCAGTGCTCAAGTGTTAGGAGAAGAACCTGACTTAAATCAAAATTTTAGAGCTACTAGGCCCATTATTGAATTTAGACCAGGTATTAAATTATTTAATTACGGCCATGCAGCTAAAACTCCTATCGATGTAATTGACTCATTTACCAAAGACGTATTCAGTACAGTCGAAGGAAGCCTTGGCTATAATATAGATGGCATAGATCTAATACAGGGTATGCGTGTACTGTTTACAGCAGATACAGATTCTTTAGTAAAAAATAAAATTTATAAAGTTAATTTTATTGATGTAACACCTCAAACTTCTGAATTATTATTTGATGCAACACAGGTTAATCCTGCATTGAACACTATTACGTTTGGTGCTAATCACGGCCTTACAGTAAAAAGTAGAGTTGTTTATAACAACACTACATTAGACTCAGTTCCCGGTCTTACACATAGACAGGTGTATTATGTAAATGTCATTGATGCAGTGACTATTGAATTATACACTAAACCTGATCTTTCTGTAAGAGCAGACATACTAGCCAAAGGCGAAGGAACACATAAGTTAGAGTTGTTCAAATATCCACGTAAACAAATTTATCTAGAAGAAACTCTAGATTCAACACCAATAGAATACGAAACAGTCACAGTAAATTTAGGAATTCAAAATCAATCTAAAACATATTGGTTTGATGGAACAAACTGGAAACCTGCACAAGAAAAGACAGCAGTAAATCAAGCCCCATTGTTTGATATATTTGACGAAAGCGGTATAAGTTTTTCTGATCTTACAAAGTATAGCGGATCAACCTTTGCCGGCAATAAGATTTTTTCCTACAAGACAGGCACGGGTACCGCCGATTCAGTGTTAGGTTTTGCACTAACTTATCAAAACATTAATAATATAGGCGATATACTTTTTAATTTTAATTTAGCGTCTGATTCTGAATTCAAATACAAGCTAGGGTCTAGTTTAATTTCTAAACCAATTAGCAACGGATTCCTTAAAATAATTAATAATTTAGACAGTATTAAATTTGAAAACGGATGGATTAAAAATGTACTGACTAATGTACAACCAATTGTAAGAGTTTATAAAAATGAAACTAACACAGTAGTTGACGAAACTGGCACAACTTCTTTAGTTTCAATAGTAAATGATTTTCCATTAGATGTTTTTGATACTAAAGATAATTTAGAAGATTTATTTGTTAAAGTTTATGTTAACGGAACACGCTTGATCCCGTCAAAATTTTCTATTGTTGACGACGTTGTTTATAAACTAGTAAGGCTAACAACTGATGCAGTTGATTCTGTTGTTACTATAGAATGTTTTACAAAAAAACATAAAAATCAAAACGGTTATTATAAACTACCAATTAATTTAGAAAACAATCCGTTAAACAATAACATTCAAGATTTTACTCTAGGCGAAGTAATTGATCACGTTGATTCTATCATTGGAAACAATCCACTGGTATTTTTTAATAACGGCCCTAAAGCAGTATTAAGAGATGCTGGACGATTAAGTGAGTACGGAACAAGATTTGTTCAGCACACTGGTCCAATGAATCTTGCACTATATCACCTTGGCGACAAGTCTGCCAACTTGCTTAAAGCGTTAGATACTGCACGTCTTGACTACGCACAGTTTAAGAGAGCATTTATTATCGCAGCAACAGACAGCGGTTTTGATGCTGAGCCAAGAAGACACGTAGATTTTATATTGCAAAATATGTTTGCAAATAAACCTAAATCTAGTCCTTACTACCTTTCGGATATGTTTGGATATACGGCTGCAAGTCGTACGGAATACACAGTATTAGATTCTAGAACTAAATCGTATCCATTAAGCAAGACATTTAATTTAAAGACATTGTCTAATCGTGCTGTTGGAATTTATATTAACGATAATCAATTAATACATGGCATTGACTACGTTTTTGGCGACACTGAGTTTGTTACGATTCTAACGGAATTAAGCGAAAATGATATTATTGAGGTATATGAGTACGAATCAACTGATGGTTGTTTTGTTCCTCCTACACCTAGTAAATTAGGTTTGTATCCGTTATTTGAACCTGCAATATATGAAGATGATACGTATATTGAAAAAACAAAAGTTATTAAAGGTCACGACGGTAGTATCACTGTGGCGTTTGATGATTACAGAGATGATCTAATTTTAGAATTAGAAAAAAGAATTTTTAACAATGTAAAAATATCATACAACGCAGAGTTGTTTAATATATTCAACTATGTCCCTAGTTATAGTAGAGATAGTGATTATACAATAGATGAGTTTAATTCAGTACTATCAAAATATTTTTATCAATGGACACTGAACATTCAAGAAGACTATTCTCGTCCGTTGTTCTATGACAGAGAAAATCCATTTACTTACAACTATAGAGATCATGTAGCACCGGACGGTAGACCTGTCCCTGCTTACTGGAGAGGAATCTATAAATGGTATTTTGATACAGATACTCCTCATCTTACTCCATGGGAATCATTGGGATTTGCCATTGAACCTTCTTGGTGGAGAGACGTTTATGGTCCTGCTCCTTATACTAAAGATAATTTATTTTTATGGGACGATCTTAAAGAAGGATTAATTAGAGAACCTGGCAAGCCACCTAAAATTAACAAACAATTTGCTAGATCAATTTTAGAACAAGGTGCTCCGGTTGACACTAACGGTCTCTTGCTTGATCCGTTGAATGCTGGATATGTAGCAGGCACAATCCAAAATTCAACAGACTCATTCTATGTGTTTGGAGATCAAGGTCCAGTCGAAGCTGCTTGGAGAAAAAGCAGTTATTATCCGTTTGCACTAATTAGCACACTTCTGCTATTAAAACCAAATGATGTTTTTGGTCGCTGCATTGACAGAAGCAGAATAGTAAAAAATAATACTCAACAATTGGTATATTCAGAGACTGGTCTTCGTATTAGATTACAGGATCTTGTGTTTCCTTCTATTGCAGACGAAATTGAAACAGGAAGAAGATACACTTCGGGCTTACTCAATTATGTTGTTGAGTATCTCACTAGTAAAAACACAGCAAGATTATCTCAATACAAATACGACCTAGCATCTCTGACTAATAAAATGTCAACAAGATTAGGGTCTTATACAAATAAAGAAAAGTTTAAAATTTTATTAGACAGCAAAACACCAACAAGTTCCGGCGGTGTTTTTGTACCCGAAGAGAATTATTCAGTCAATCTTAATACATCAAGTGCTGTAAGAAAAGTAATTTACAGCGGCTTGTTGATTACAAGATTTGGCAACGGTTATGAACTAAAAGGCTACAACACACAGAATCCTTATTTCATTGTTTATAAATCTAAACTAACAGATAGAGTAATTAAAGTCGGCGGCATCAGCGAAAGTTTCCTAGAATGGAAATCTGGCGAAATCTATGTTGCTGGCAAGATTGTAAGATACAATAATCTATATTACAGAGTAAAAACTACACATACTACTACCGCAGAATTTGATGATCGTTTGTATTCTAGACTTGCAGAACTTCCTATAATTGGTGGTAGAGAAATAGAACTAAAAAAGAATTTCAATTCCAATAACACCGTTAAAATTCCATACGGCAAGAGAATTGCCACAGTCCAAGAAGTGGTTGACATTATAATGGGCTACGGCGCCTATTTAGAAGACCAGGGATTTGTGTTCGATGATTTTAACAACAATCTAGGAACAGTAACAAACTGGGAAACCAGTGCAAAAGAATTTGCGTTCTGGACTACACAAAATTGGGCTGAAGGATCTGTAATCAGCATAAGCCCCAGCGCCAATAAACTTATTTTCCAATCGCAAAATTCAGTTGTTGCTGATTTAACAGATAATTTTTACAATTATAGTGTTCTTCGTGTAGACGGACAAAAGTTAGATGAAGAATTTATAAAAGTTTATAGAAACGAAAATCAATTTGTGATCGAACCAGAGAATACCAATTACGGTATATACGGGATTACTTTACATTTAATACAGAAAGAACATGTAGTTGTTATTGACAATAAAACTTTATTCAACGATACTATCTATGATATTGAAGCTGGTTACCATCAGGAAAGAATTAAAGTTGTAGGATATGTAGCAGCTAATTGGACTGGAGGTTTTGAAATCAAAGGATTCATCTATGACGAAGCCAAGATTCAAGAATGGGAACCATGGACTGATTATAACCTTGGTGACATTGTAAAATACAAACAATTCTATTATGCTGCAAAAGAGCGAATCCAAGGAGTTAAAGAATTCAACGATGACACTTGGGTCGTTTTAGAAGAAACACCTACGCCTCAACTATTGCCTAACTGGGATTATAGAGCAGAGCAGTTTACAGACTTCTATGATCTTGACACAGACAACTTTGATGCTGGACAGCAAAAAGTTGCACAACATTTGATTGGTTATCAGAAGCGACAGTACCTTGAAAACATTATTCAAAATGATGTAAGTCAGTATAAGTTCTATCAAGGTATGATCATTGAAAAAGGCACACAAAATGTTCTAAATAAACTTTTTGATGTGTTAAGCGCAGCAGATCAAGAAAGTCTAACTTTTGATGAAGAGTGGGCCTTCCGTGTTGGAGAATACGGAGCAGTAGATACTTTTGACGAAGTCGAATTTATTCTAGATGAAAATAAATTTAAAATAAATCCTCAATCATTTGAATTAGTTGATTCTATTGATATTAATGAAAAAGATTTTGTCTATAGATATAAGCCTACCGATCTTTATATCAAACCGTTAGGTTATACAAACAACATATGGCCAACTCGTACAACTAATAGATTTTTAAGAACCAGTGGTTATGTAAGATCTGAAGATGTAAAAACTACAGTAAAGTCAATAGCCAATGTTCTTACTTTAAACATAGATGAGTTTTCTAATGGTGACTACATCTGGGCAGCATTTGAGTCTAGAGATTGGTCAGTGTATAGATTTAGCTTGTATGATTTAAAAGTTAAAACAGTAACTTACGAAAATTCCACTAAACAAGTAACTGTAACTTCTTTTGCACTACCTCCGCTGGCAGTTGGTGATATAATTGGTATTAAAGGAACAGAAAAATTAAACGGATTCCATAAGGTTACAGCAGTAACTGGGAATCAATTTAAATTTGTTAAAGATGTGCAGGGCTGGCAGTCTTTTGCTGATAGCAGTACAATCGTAACATATAAAATTTTTAAACAACGTTCTCCGCATATTACTACTTTAAATTCTTATCTTCCAGAAGAGTTTAAGCCAGGTGAGTTAGCATGGATCGATAGTAATCAAGCAGGTAACTATATTGTTTATAAAAACAATCCTGTTTATAGAAAAGATGATTTAGTTAATTTAGAACCTGCTAATTCTTTTAACTTTGGCCGTTGCATGGCAATAGACGGATCTGGTAATTTAGCCGCAGTAGCTACTGCCGAATATGTAGCACTATACCAAAAAGGATCAAACGATAATTCATGGTCGCTATTTGATAGAATTCCGGATGTAGTTGCCTCTACTTTAAAATTTAGTCCTGACGGACGTTGGTTAGCAGTAGGTATACCTACACACGATTCTGACAAAGGCCAAGTACAAATTTACTATAGACAACAGTCTGGAGCATTTGAAATAACTGAAACATTAGTAGGACAAACAGCCGGCGATAAATTTGGCAGTAGTCTTGCTTTGATCAAAGCAACTGATATTGAATATAAATTGTTTGTAGCAGCTACAGGCTATGCTAGTAATACAGGCAGAGTCTACGAATATTTTATTATTACTGGTGGTGGTTGGCTAGCAGGAGCAACAATACCAGCACCGGCAGGTATATCAACAAATGAATATTTTGGATTTGATATTGCCTGTTCTAATAGTGGAAGAATATTAGCAATATCTGCTCCCGGAGATAACTTAAACTCTGGAAAAGTATTTGTCTATGAATATGAACTTACTTATAGTAGTCTGGTATCTTTTTCAGGATTAAATCAAGAAAGATTAGGTCAATCAGTGGCGTTGTCCGGTGATGGTCTTACTCTAGCTATTGGAGTATCTAGAACAGATGTGAACGGAAAAACTGACGTAGGTGAAATAAGAATTTACAAATATGTAAACGCTAGTTTTGTACATGATCCGGCAGCAGGAATAGGACAAGTTTTAAGAAGTCCTAGAGAATACAGATCAGAGCAGTTTGGTACAGACATTGGATTTTTAAACAATGACAAGAGTTTATATTCTTATTCTGTAAGCTCGGGAATTGATGCTACCTTATTTGATTCAAATTCAACTACCTTTGATTCTAACTTAACAGTATTTGAAAGAACTTCAAACGAAAACAAAGTTGATATTTTTGATCTGCTAGATTCAACATTTATCTTTGGAGAAACAATTACTCCAACGTCCGATGCTGCGTTTGTCGGTTCTATCTCTGGTACAACACTAACTGTGACTAATGTTACTTTGGGAAGAATTGAAGTAGGTGCTACCGTCTACGGAAATAATCTCCAACCTGTAAAAATTGTTTCTAATGGCACAGGCAATGGATTAACAGGTACATATAATATTGCAGCACCAAGAACTTTTGTTGTAGGTGCGTTGACTGCTAAACGAACAATAAACATTACAAACATTTCTAGTTATAATAACACTCTACTATTATCATTTGCGGCAGAATCTGATGTTGATAGAGTAGTGTCTTCTATTAATTACACTGGATCTGGTAGAGTATATTCTTATGTTAAATCTGCTACTGAAAGCAGTTGGCAAAAACATTACGAACAAATACCAAACGTTGATGTAACTAAAATTAAAAAAGTTTATTTGTATAGCACAGAAACTGGAAAACTTATTAGATATCTTGATGTAGTAGATCCAGTTTACGGTAAAATTCCCGGCATCGCTGATCAAGAAATCAAATATAAAACTTACTTTGATCCTGCAAATTATTCTGTAGGAACGGATTCTGTAACAGTTGACGAAACATCAAATTGGACTAAATCAGCTGTTGGAGCTTTATGGTGGGATTTATCCACTGCAAGGTTCATAGATTCTCAGTCAGGGGATGTAAGTTACAGAACAACAAACTGGAATAAACCTCATCCATTTGCCAGCATTGATATCTATGAATGGGTAGAAAGTTCCATCCTTCCTTCTCAATGGAATAAAGTGTCTGGCACAGATAAAGGTCTTGCTCAGGGTGTTACTGGCACTACAAAATATGACGATTCAGTTTATAGTGTAAAGAAACGCTACGATTCAGTAAGTCAGACATTTAAAGAAACTTACTATTTCTGGGTAAAGAATAAAACAACAATACCAAATATTGAAGGCAGAACTTTTACAGCTCTTAATATTTCGCAACTAATTGCCGATCCAACTTCATACGGGTATAGCTATATTGCATTCACAGGACCAAACAGTTTTAGTTTAGTAAATTGTAAAAAATACTTAAACGCAAAAAATGTTGCAGTTAATATTCAATATTGGAAGTCTGATTATAAAGAAAGTAACTATCACAGTGAATGGAAATTATTAAGCACTAATCGAAGCACAGAGATTCCATTTGCCATTGAACAAAAATGGTTCCATAGTTTAGTTGGCAGAGATGAAAATGGAAGACCAGTTCCAGATATCTCTTTACCTGAAAAGAAAAAATACGGTATTGAGTTTAGACCTAGACAGGGTATGTTTGCCAACAGAATTGAAGCTTTAAAACAATTTGTAGAAAGAGTTAACCTAGTTCTTAAAGATAAACTGTTAGCTGATGATTACGATCTATCAGACCTGCAAAAATTTGAAGCACAACCAACTATTGTATCTGGACTGTGGGACCAGAAGATTGACACTGAAGAAGAATTACAGTTTGTACAAACAACTCTAATTCGACAGGCTGTTATTACCCCAGTGTTGCTCAATGGTAGAATAGTTTCTGCTAATATTGTCAATCCTGGTAAAAACTATGGTAGACTTAAAGTCTATAAAGTAGATGTAAACAACGATCCTATAAGCTGGTTTGGTCCAGCTCTAACTATCAGTGGCAGCGGCACGGGCGCTGCATTAAAATCAGTTATTGATGCTGAAGGTAAAATTATTGAGATACTTATTGAAAATTCTGGAGAAGGATATGCGTCCGGCACACGAATAGTAGTAAGAAATTTCTGTGTACTAGTACAGTCTGATTCTACTAACAGCGATGCTTGGACAATTTATACTTGGGATACTGTTAACAGAATTTGGAGTAAAATTAAAGCACAAAGTTATGATGTAAGAAAATATTGGTCTTATATAGATTGGTATGGATCTTATACAGATCCTACAACTGGAATAATTGAAACTTACAATGAATTTACAAAGATCGATTATCTAGTCAGCAACACTTATGAGTTAATTACTACAGAAATTCCTACTGGAAGCATAGTCAAAGTTGCCAATATTGGATCAGGCGGCTGGGTATTATTTAAAAAGATAGCACAATCTTTTTTCCTTACAGAAAACAATTATGTAGTAGTTGGTAGACAACAAGGTTCAATTCAGTTTAATTCGACCCTTTATAAATTTACTACAAATACATTGGGCTACGATGGACCGTTATACGATACGTTTAGCTTTGACGGAAACCCAGAAGCTGAATTAAGAATTATTTTAAACACAATTAAAAATAAAATTTTAGTTGACGAATTGCAAGGCGAATACTTAAAATTATTCTTTGCCGGTGTAAGATATGCTCTTACAGAACAACTATACATTGACTGGGCATTTAAAACAAGTTTTGTTAAAGGTCAACATAATGTAGGCGAACTCAAACAGAAAGTCACATACAACAGTGATAATCTTGAATTCTTTGAAGAATATATTAAAGAAGTAAAACCTTATAGAACAAAGGTAAGAGAATTTGTCAGTAACTACAATGCAATAGATCCAACTAGAACATTTGTATCAGATTTTGATTTATTGCCAACTGTCACAGACTCGTATCAGATTCAGAATAAAAATATTTTAGTAGATGAAAACGGAATCGTTACCAGTCAGACAACTAATTTAGACAGTCTAGATTATTTTAATAGTTTTACTGTAAAACATATTGGATTTTCTTTAATCGAAATTAAAGTATTAGATGCAGGCAGCGGATATGTAACTCCGCCTGTGATAAAAATAACAGGAACTGGCGTAAGCACTAATGAAAGTAATCAACAGCTAGTTACAATCAATCCAACAGCAAAAGCTTATATTTCTAATGGTAAAATTAATAGAATTGAAATTACTAACTATGGTGGCTATTTTAGTAAAGCACCTGTAATTGAAATCAAAGGCGGATTAAGCCCAACAGGAACACCTGCTAAAGCAATAGCCATTATAGGAAATCCGTTAATAAGATCAAATCAAATTACTGTTAAGTTTGATCGAATTTCTGGAACATATCTATTAACTGACCTTATTGAAAATGAAACGTTCTCTGGAAACATTGTTTCAGGATCAAAGACACAGTTTCCGTTGAGATGGAGTCCTGATATTACCTACGGTAATTCTTATGTTACAATTAATGGTGTAGAAATGCTACGTAGTGATTATACATTAACTACAATAACATCTACAACTAGAGGATATACCAGCTATTCAGGACTACTTACATTTACAATTGCTCCAGCAGTTGGTAGTGTAATTACTATTGAGTACACTAAAAACTTTAATCATCTATCAGCAACTGACAGAATTAATTATTATTACAATCCTGTAACTGGACAACTAGGAAAAGATTTAGATCAGTTGATGCAGGGCGTAGACTACGGTGGAGTAACCATTAACGGAATTGACCTAGGTATTAACTATGGTTGGAATGCAGTTCCGTGGGGTGTTGGGTTATGGGATAATTATAATCCAAAATTTACCGATTATATAGTCACAGTTACACAATCTGGCGTCACAGAGTTTAGATTGCCTTATATTCCGTCAAATAATCAACAGGTAAACACCTACGTTTCTAGGTTTAATGTTTCGCTAATTAATTCAATTACTGTGTTTAACAGCGAATCAAATGCAGTAAAAATTGTAACGCAAGAAGATCATAAATTAGATCTTGGCGCAACTATTATTATTGAAGGAGTAGTTAAAGCTAATCCTAGTGATCCTGATCCTAACTGTAATGGTATTCATATTGTTAAACGACTTGTGTCAAACAAAGAGTTTATTATTATTTTAGAAGAAACACCTCAACTAGGTATAGGAGGTTATGTTTGGGGTAACAAGTACGATACTCCAGTACGAATTGATGATCCTTATTACAGTACTCCATTACAGACAAATGCAGATGCAGTGATGTTAACATTTACTGGAAATAATGCTTTTGACATTATTAATGTTCCTGTATCTGTAAATTTACAATTAAGAGAAATTCAAACTACACAGTTTGCTGGAAAATATGGTGATAGAATCATATTTAGAAAGCAAGAATCGGATGGTAGTTACCCAATGGACGAAGATACCTACGACACACAGTTGTCTGGAGGTTCGTTCAATAACGGTGCGTTAACCAGTGCAACAGGTTTATCACCTGATGATATTGTATTAGATGGAGATGATTTTGTTTCTGTTGAACGCAATGGCGGAACAGAAGAACTTGTTCCTGGACAAATTGATACTTCAGTAATTGTTAAAATTGATGATCAAATTAAAAAAATAGATGATGATTATATAATTGATTATCAAAATAACAAAATAGAATTTACAACAATGCCGCCAGCAAATCAGGTAATTTCAATTATAAGTATTGGATTTTCATCGTCTAACATGTTAGATACTGATTATTTTGTTGGCGATGGAGTTACTAAAGAATTTATTACTAAAGCAGGATGGTTTGTAACTGCTACAGCCATTGTACTAGTCAACGGTGAATTAGCAGAATATTCGCTGTTCAGCACAGACGACGAGTATACAGATAAGATAGATCAATCTTGGAGATCAAGAATAGGAATCCAATTTGCTACTCCGCCGGCAATGGGCGCACTAATAAATTATATTATTGACTCTGGAAATGTAGAAAATAATGCTACTATTGTTAGATCGGAAGAGATAGTATATCTAACAGGACAATCTACATACAATCTTTCTAACAAGATTGGCACAAACAAACCTTACGACCAAAATGTGTTAGTAAAACAAGGTCAAAGTTTTCTTACTCCTAGAGCAGCTGATTATTTCACTATGACAAACAATCTGTTATCATATAGTTTAAAAGATCACAAGTACGATCCTAGTTTAATTAATACTAACGATGTAAAAGTTTATATTGATGAAGAAGAGCTAGTACAAGGTCCTGACTTTAATGTTGAACTAGATTATACAATTTTTACCTATGAAGTTGAAAAAGATTCAGTTGTTCCTTCCGGCGGAACTGGTTATATTGTAGGTGACATTATTGATGCAATTGGTGGTGATCAAGGCATTGCTGGCTCTCCTGTTAAATTAGAAGTTACACGTATTAATCAATTTACTGGAGAGATTCAAGAAGTTATTGTAGTAGGATTGGGCGTATATGTTACACCTCCTACAAGTCCGTTTGCAATTTCAGGCGGCACAGGCAGTGGTGCAACTATTTCTGCTAATTTTGTTGTAAGACAAAATCCTCCAAATATTACAGTAATTCTCAATCAAATTAGATATCAAGAAGGTAAAGATTTTTCTGTAGTGATAGATAATACTGGAGATTATATCACAACTACTAATTCAATTACATTTAAAAATACATATACAAACGGAACTAAATTTGAAATTGTTAGTTTCTATAATCATAATATTTTAGATGTAGAAAGAACAATCGATACGCTTATTCCGATTACACAAATTGCTCCAGGCACTCCAGATTTTTATGAACTTGCAGGCAAGCTAGGCGGCAGTTTTAGACTGCGTAAAACTGCGGTGTCCGGTGATTTTGTATGGGTAATTAAGAATGGTAATTTACTAATCAACAATGTTGATTACTATCTTGATAAAGATCATATCACTATAAGATTAGCAAATTATCTAACAGATGCTGATGCTATTCAGATTATTGCCTTTACAAATACCGTAGTAAGTGAAAGTTTTGGCTACATGCAGTTTAAGGATATATTGAACAGAGTTCATTATAAGAGACTTAATAAGAATAAAGCCACAACACTAACACGAAATCTATATCAGGGTGATAACACAATATCTGTTGTAGATTCTTCAGCGTTAGATGATCCAAATCCTGCTAAAAATATTCCTGGAATTATTGAAATTAACGGAGAACGTATTGAATATTTTAGCAAGACTGGTAATAATCTAGGACAGTTGCGTCGAGGTACACTAGGAACAGGCCTGCCGGTTTATCACGAATCAGGTAGCGTAGTTCAGGGCATTGGTGCTTCTGAAACAATTCCTTATAAAGATACTGAAATAGTTAAAACAGGCAATCCAATTGACGATCCGTTATTGTACACTCAGGGTATTATAGAGTTACCCTATATTCCAAAAATCAATGAAATTGAAATTTTTGTAGGCGGAAGAAGATTAAGAAAATCTGAATACACAGAGTATCTTAACACTGAATATCCGTACAGCCCTGAAGGAGATCAAACAGTTGTTAAAGAATTTAACACAACTGGAACGACTCGTTTACAATTAACTGAGTTACCTATTAAAACTTTAGCTAATAATGCAAAAGTTGAGCTTAAAGTTGTAGTAGTTAAAAAGCAGGGCAAACTATGGAACGATCTAGGACAGAGACTGGCTAAATCTAATAATACGATAGCTAGTTTCTTAAAAGATACCCCGTCAGTTTGGCCAAATAAGTATCAAGATAAATATTAAAAAGGAATCAAAGTAGCAGTTTATCACGACAAAAACCGTAGTTTTTGATTTAACTAAATATAAAATATTAGGAGTCTTTATTATGTCTCAAGCAGATACACTAAAAGTAGGCCAGCTTTACAGAGAAGCTAGCATCGATACCGCAAGCACCGGTACACCATTCACCATAGCATGTAGAGATGCTGATGGAAACTTAAATGCAGGACTGTTTCAAGGAACTGCAACGTCAAGCCGTTACGCCGATTTAGCTGAAAAATATGTTGCCGATGCAGTTTACGAGCCTGGCACAGTTTTAATGTTTGGCGGCGCCCAAGAAGTTACAGTAGCAACAGAAGATACAGCAAGAGTTGCAGGAGTTGTTTCTTTTAATCCAGGATTTATTATGAACAGCCAACTAGAATGTGCTGTAAGTCTTGGAGAGCATACCGCAGTGGTAGCTTTACAAGGCCGAGTTCCTGTTGGTATTTACGGTTCAGTTAAGAAAGGCGATCTTATGGTCAGTGCTGGCAACGGCCGAGCCAAGGCTGCTGAAAATCCAAAACTAGGTTCAGTTATTGGAAAAGCGTTAGAAGATTTTAATGGCGAAGAAGGTGTTATTGAAATCGTAGTTGGTCGTCTATAATTTAAAGAGTCTAATATGCAAGGTAAAGATCTATCAGGAATTCATATTGAAGGCCACATAAAGATTTTTGACCCTGTATCGGAACAAGTTTTTGTTAATAAGCGTAATGCTATTCATTATGAAAATATGAGTATTGCGCTAGCAGAAAGTATTGCTGATACAGGTCAAGGATTTATAAATTCGATGGCATTTGGGAACGGGGGAACTACAGTTGACCCAACCGGTATTATTACCTACCTCACTCCAAATTCGATTGGTACAAATGCGAGTTTGTATAATCAAACATATTCTAAAATTGTAAATGATAGATCTTCATCTAATCTAGACCCTACACGAAATAGAATAGAAACTAGACACGTTTCTGGAAAATATTACACTGATGTATTTGTAACTTGTCTGTTAGACTACGGCGAACCAGCAGGACAAGATGCGTTTGATAATACAAGCGACAACGAAAGTAAATTTGTATTTGATGAATTAGGACTTGTAAGTTATAGTACAACAGGCAATCCAAGATTGCTTACACACGCAGTCTTACTTTTGTAGGAAAAAATTATCCAGAATTTGCTATTCCAGTAGGGAAAAATTTCTTACATTTACTAGAAAATTTTGCAAACAAAAATTCTCCTCCTAATCCTATAGTCGGACAATTATGGTACGACACTGATTCAGATTCGTCTCCACCTCGCCCTCAGTTAAGATTGTTTGACGGCACAAACTGGAGAGAAGCAGGTAATATTATTAAAGCCAATACTGCTCCAGGGTCAGATAAAAGTGTAACAGGCGACTTATGGGTCGATACAACTAATCAACAACTTTATTTGTATAATGGATCTTTATGGGTGCTAGTTGGTCCTGAGTTCAAAGGCGGAACAGCATCGGGACTCAAAGCAGAAGAAATTGACGATAGAGATACTAACACTAAAAGAACTGTTCTTACATTATATATAAACGGCCTACGTGTTGCTATTATCAGCAAAGACGAATTCTTTCCAAAATCAGTTATCACAGGCTTTGAAAAAATAAGACAGGGTGTTAATTTAACCACAGAAGACTTTGACACTGACGGTATTAACTCGGTTAAGTTCTGGGGAATAAGTGAAAAATCTAACTCTTTGATTGTAGGTAACGATACTGTTCCTGCCGCAAATTTTTTAAGAAATGACCAGTCTAGTACTACTAACTTTCCTTTTAATATTCGAAATGCCGCAGGTGTAAGAATTGGAGATTCGTTAGAAACTACACTGATTTCAACAACTAACAAACAAACAATTTTAGGAAACAAAGCATTAGGTTCTTCTATTGTATTAAGAACTAACGATCTAAATAATGCACCTAAAGATGTTGTTACTATAACCGGTTTAAGTCAAGTTGGTATTAATAAAAGCAATCCAGACTTTATGCCAGCCCCGTATCAAAGTGAGAGATCTAGTTTAGACATCAACGGAAATTTGTTGTTAAACGGACAAATTTATACTACTGATAACACTAATTCAACATCAACAATTACTGGTAGTATTGTAACTACTGGTGGAATAGGCATAACTGGCAATGCCTATGTTGGCGGCGACATCAATGTTACTGGACACCTTACAGTAGGAACACAACTTGGTGGCGTTGCTATTAATCCTAGAACAAATGAAGCACACGATCTTGGAGCTGATTCAAGTATTGTTGGCAGCGGTAACAAAAGATTTAGAAATGTCTACGCTAAAAATTATTTTGGCGACAGTTTCACAGGAAGTTTCACAGGAAACTTAACAGGCAGTATTACAGGATCTGCTGCTCGATTAGCAGCCAATACTGTGTTTAGACTAACTGGCGACGTTAACAGTACATTGATTCAATTTAACGGTAGCCAACCTACACCTACAAGAACACTTACTAGAGCACAGAGATCAAACTTTACTGCTAGAGTTTTTACAGGCGCAGTAGATCATCAGTTTCAAGTAAGTTGGTTTATCAACGTATCTTGTAGTAATTCACAATTTAGTATAACTAATCAACCTATTACAGCTATAGGTCAAGACATAACTTTTGGTTACTGGTTTGAGTATACAACAGCAGTTGCTGGTACTATTGCGGCAGCAACAGTTACTGGAACAGTGACACCGCAGTCCGGTGGTGTGTTTGTTACTACAATCAGTGATGAAATTATTAACACAAAAGAACCAGTAGCTGATTCTTTAAACAGTGATTACTTCTTGGTGTACAGAGCATCGTTATCTCCACCATTAAGAAAAATAAGCAAGACTACCTTATTTCAAAATTTAGGTACAGTGCCGCCAGGCGCGGTGTTCCCCTTTGCAGGTGCAACACCTCCTCCAGGATATTTGTTATGTGATGGCAGCGAACAGCGTCAGTCTTTATATCCTGAACTATTTGCTGCAATTGGGTACACTTATAGATCCCAAGTATTGTTACAAGGTTATCAAACTTTTGCTCTACCTGATCTCAGAGGTCGTTTTGCAATTGGTGTTGAAAATATGGACAATAATAATACTGTTAATATTGAAACGTCAGTAACTTCTGGAACACGTAATGCAATTACCACAATTAGTGCTATTTCTGTAGAGTTTGTAGTTCAAAATTCTTTAGTAATCAACGGACCGTTCCAGCTAGGTAAAGTTGTTCTAGGACACGGCCTAGTAACTACTAATGCTCCTGTTGTTATTACTTCTATAACTAACAATACTCCAAGTCCTGGATTCACAACTATTGTCTGTAGTTGCCAACCTCAGCCTGTAACATACCCATCCTTGTCAGGACTTACACTTACTTCGCTGGGCAATATTGACGGTGGTGGTGGAGCACCGGCAGTACCTAGAGTACCTTCAGCTAATGCACCTGGCATAGTTGGCGGATCAAGACAACAAACACTGACTGTAAATCAATTACCTCAACACTCTCATGATTTAATAGGTAGTGCAGGTAATCAGTATTATGCTTTGCGATTTGCAATCGGAGCTCCGGCAGACTCTGGAGCTATTACAACTAACATTAACAACACTCTTACTAACGCTCAGCTATTACCAACAACCGGTGACATTGATGTCGTTGGAGCAGTTGGACAACCGTTTGATATTATGAACCCTTATCAAGCAATTAATTATGTTATTTTTACTGGTAGGATTTTATAATGGCGTACAAGATTAATAAAACTGACGGAAGCTTACTAGCAGAATTAGTTGACAACGGACTAGACACCAGCGCCACAGATTTAACATTAATTGGCAAAAACGTAGTCGGTTATGGCGAATACATTAACGAAAACTTTGTAAGATTATTAGAAAATTTTGCTTCAACAACTGAACCAAATAATCCAATTGTAGGGCAAGTATGGTATGACACTAGTGATAATAGATTAAAAGTCTATGACGGTACAGTATTTAGAATTGGTGCCGGACCAATCGTAAGTAACACAGCACCAATTACACCCGGTCAAGGCGACTTTTGGATCGACAATATTGAAAACCAATTATATTTTTACACAGGCGTAGGTCAATTCCCTGCTGGTAAGATTTGGAAAGATAGCCAAGGAAAAAGCGGTTTCACAGTAGAAACAGTTTCCGACAGTCGAGGCAACCAACGTACTGTAACTGTGCTTTGGTCTGCTGGTAAGGTCATGGGCATTTTTAGTAAACACGAACAATTTACATTAGTTGGTCAAATTGGTGATTTTTCTGGTATAATTAAAACAGGATTCACCCAAGGCGTGTTTAATGACCCGTTAAATGTTTTTAAATTTAACACACGGGCATCTAGTGCTGATGCTCTTGTTGCTGCAAACGGTACTCTAATTACACCTGCGGATGTGTTGCTAGCTACACAAAATAATACTGTATTCGGTACATTGTCAATTCAAAACATTACTCCGTTAAAGTTAGGTGTTAACCAAGAGAATACAATTTTAGTAGATGCAGCTACATTTAGATTACAAAGCAATAGAAACGGACAAGATATTAAAATTACCACGCTTAATGCTGGAACACAATATGATGCTATTTCTATCGATGCAAGTTCGCAGTACTTGGGTGTATTTAAAACAGTTCCAAACGCTACCTTGCATGTTGGCGGCAATGCTATCATTGACGGTAATCTTACAATAACAGGTTCAACAACAACTATCACTACTAATGATCTAGTTGTAAAAGATAAAAATATTATTTTAGCTGACGGTAATAATGACAACGCTCTGGCCGACAACGGCGGTATTATATTAAAGGGCGGAGATGGTGTAACATCAGCTAACATTGAATTGATTTACAATAATACAGAAGAATCCTGGCACAGTTCAGAACATTTTAATGTTGCGTTTGGTAAAGAATATAGAATTAATGATGTAACAGTTCTTTCAGCAAGTGTAATCGCTAACAGTATTACAAAAGCCGCCGGTTTTGGTATTACTGGTATTACCTCAGCTCCTGTAAGTAGCGGATTTATCACCGACTTGGTTGACACTGGTTCTCAGATCTATAACTACAATATCACAGGATTAAGTTCAACTGCTGAATTTGTTGTTGGGTCTTATATTACTGCTGACAGTGGTGCAGGAAGTCTTGGTGCAAATAACTATCATATTGTTACTGCAAAAACATCGTCAACTTTATCAGTAGTTGCCACAGGCGGAACACTACCAACAGAAGGCAACATTAACAATGTAAGAACTATTGGTATTAAAACTATCCATACTGCCAACCTTACAATTACAGATGAAAAAATTTATGCTCGTGGAGACCTGCAACTTCTTCCAAGTACAGGGCAAGTTGACTTATTAGGTTCTAAAATTGTTGGCTCAGGAATTATCACTATCGGTGGTGACACTGATGATACGCTAGTTACTAAAAAGTATGTTGACGATTTTAACAGACCTTGGGACGAGCAATCAGCAGATTATAACTTAAATGTTTCTGATAGAATTTTGGCTAGAACAAGAAGCACCGGCGGCAGAGACTTTGTCTTACCAAAAGATTCTTTAAGAGCTATTGGTAGTACGATAAGAATTATTGATGCTGATTCAGCATTTGATACAGATAATTTACGTTTAATACGATATAGAGATTATGATCCAGGAACAATTAAAGGCATATCTCCAAATGTTACAACACCATTCTCAAAACTAAATTTAGCTACAACAACTGATTCTATTTCTGGTTCAGGTCTTACTATTAATTTAGACATAAGCGTAACTGGAATTTATTCTGAAGTTAACATTAACATTGCGCCTAACAGTCACGGATATGCATATAGAACAAACGACACGATTACCATAGACGGAGCATTAATAGATCCAGTAGGTGGTGTCAGCGGAGGATTTAAAGATTATGTATTAGTATCTTCAACTAATCCTTCTCCTGGAATTACAAGAATCACAGTTAACAAAGTTACATATCCTAATTTCTTAATTGATCATCCAAGTCCAATAGGTGTTACATTTACTGGAGAGTCAACAGTTTTAACCCCAACAAATTTTGTTGACACAGGCACTGCATTTAGATTTGATGTAGCCGGTACATATAGTTTTGCACCTGGGTTGGCATTTACTATGTATGATGGTAACGACCTATCATTCAAACTAGTTTTAGATATGTTACTAGGTGCTGACGACGATGTTATATTAAATGAAAAAGATACTGCTCTAGGATTCATCTATACAGGCGGATCAATTGGTTGGAAATATCTTGAAACGTTACCTTTGCCTAATACAATTTTAGTAGATGTTATAGGTAATTTAAGGGGTAACATGCTGTCAACAAACACAGGTGGCACAGTAATTAGTACTGTTGGACCTGTAGCACAGTTTGTAGGTAATTTAAGTGGTGCAGTAACTGGATCATTAACAGGTAGTGTATCTGGTAACCTTACAGGTAATGTGCTTACACCAGCACAGCCTAATATTACAAGTTTAGGAACACTTACAAGTTTAACAGTATCAGGCGGTATCAACGGTAATTTATCAGGTAATGTGTCGGGTAACGTAACTGGTAACATCACAAATCCAGCACTTAATGTAACTGGAACCAGTACACTTAACCTTATTTCTGGAACTAATGCTATAACTATTCGTTCTGGTGGATCCGGTCTTCGAATAAGTGCATTTGACAATACTAGTGTACAAGAGCAATATGTAATGCAGGTCACTCCTGGTGCAGCGTTTGGACTTCGTCCAACTACTAACTTGTTTGGGGATATCGTTGTTTCTAACTCTAGTACTAGCAACATTAACGGTTCTAGTTTTAGATTACCAACTTATACAAATGCACAACTAGGAGCTAGGGTTCTTAATTTCTTAAATTATGGGGAATTAATTTACAATAGTGATGTTAATAAGATACAAGCCTATGTTGCTCCGGGCTCGTGGGTAGATCTGCACTAAAGCAGTAAGATATAAATACATAAGATTAAGAGGTTAAAAGATGGCATACACCATAGATAAGTATAACGGAACTACTGTAGCTGTTGTTGAAGATGGTACTATTGATAGTACGTTAGATATCAAACTCATAGGAAAAAACTATGCTGGCTACGGAGAAGCGCAAAATGAAAATCTAGTTCATATGCTAGAAAATTTTGCTGGCCCTAGTGCGCCACCGCGTCCAATTAATGGACAAATTTGGTACGATAGCTCAGCTAAAAAGATTAAATTTTACGATCAAAGCACTACTAAATGGAAAACTAGCGGTGGTTCGGAAGCAGGTAGCAGTGAACCAACAGGATTAAGTTCTGGAGATTTTTGGTTTGATACAGCTAACAATCAACTTTATGTATATAACGGAACTAGTTTTGTGCTTGTTGGTCCGCAAGGTCTTGCTGGAGTAGGTACTACTCAGCTAAAATCTATCAAGGTATTTGATACATCTAACAACCCTTACCCTGTGGTTGCTGCTTTTGTAGACGGCAAAGTTGCTTACACTATTTCAACTTCTAACGAATACACACTTAATTCAGCTAGTCAAGATATTTTAAACGTAGGAAATGCAGGAGCTTTTACAGCAATTAAGAAAGGTATTACTCTAGCTAACCTACAACCAGGTGATGTAAGCCCCGGCGGCCCTGTTCCTACTATTGCTTTCTGGGGTACTGCTAGTGCTTCTAGAAGATTAATTAATAGTGCTGGGCAAACAAGAACTGCTGATGACTTTATTGAAAAAGGCACAGGCACAACTTCTTTTATTGGACCTCCAAATATTAATGTTAAGTTTGGAGATGTAGGGTATACTCTTGGTAATGATGACGATTTAGAAGTTAAAGTTTTAAGTAATGACGTTATTATTGAAAGAAAAACTTTAAACCAAGGTATCGACGTAAGATTAGCAGATAACACACAGCCAAGCAATCTTACAAAATTTAGATTTATAACAGCTTCGCAAGCATCATCTGCACCGTACAACGGGTTAACAGCACCTGCGTTGGTTCCTGATATTGCTGGAAATACTAATCTTGGAGCACCTGGTGCAGTTTTTAACAAAGTTTATGCTAATGAGTTTGTTGGAACAACTTCAAGAGCGGATGAATTAAAAGTTGGAGCAAACTATAGAAGTGCCGCTGTAGACTCAGCAGGAGTTGGGACTGTTAATACAGTTGCAGTAAGAGATTCTTCAGGTAGACTATGTGCTGCTGCATTTTTAGGTAACGCAACTTCAGCTACAACTGCTGTGACTGCAACTCAAGCTAATACATTGTTAGTTGGTACAAACTATAGATCAACAGCAATTGACACAGCTAGTAACGGTACACCTTTTACAGTTCCCTGTAGAGACAGCGAAGGAAATCTTAATGCTGTGTTGTTCCAAGGTACTGCTACTAGTGCGCTATTTGCTGACCTTGCAGAAAAATATCTAGCTGATGAAGAGTATGAAGTAGGAACAGTAGTAACTGTTGGTGGCGATGCTGAAGTTACAGCATGTAGATTTGGTGATAGAGCATTTGGTGCAGTGAGTGCAAACCCTGCATATATGATGAATGCAGGGTTAGAAGGCGGTACGTATGTTGCTCTTAAAGGCCGTGTTCCTGTAAAAGTTGTCGGAACCGTAAAGAAAGGTGATAAATTAGTAGCAGCAGGAAACGGATGCGCAGGCGCAGCTAGAAATGTTTTGAGAAACACAGCTATTTTAGCAGGTAATTTTCCAGATACTTTTGCTATAGCTTTAGAAACTAGCGAATCTGAAGATGTAAAACTAATCGAAGCAATAATATTGTAAGGAATATAAAATGGCAGGATCAGGAACAAGAGCAACGGCTCAAGATTATAATAACATTCAGTCTGTTATTGCGTCAGTGATGGGCATCGGCACTGGAACAACTGGCTACGGGCAACCAATTGCTAGTAGTCCAGTAAGTCAAAGTACTACAATGACTTCTACTCAATGGGACGCATTGCGAGATGACTTATCCAAGGCTAGAATACACCAAACCAATACCGCAGTTTCTACCGCCAGCACTACTAGCGGAAGCCCATGGCAGACACTATTTGACGTTACACCGTCAACAGTGGTCAGTGAAGCTATTCGATTCCAATATCAGGACTTTGCAGACAATGGAGTAAACGCCAATCGAGCAACGGTCGCCGCTGCTCAGACTACTCCAGGAGTGTCATTGACATCAACAACTAGGTCATCAAACTGGGGTACGACTGGTTTAGGAACTAGTATTTCTCATACTATCACTTTAACGTTTGCAGGATACACTTCGGGAAGCCTTACAGTACCAGCAGCTGATCATATTCGCTGTTTCTTCAACGCCGGTGGGTCAATTCAAATTACCGGTTCAAGAACAGGCGCAGCCGCAACTACAAAAGATACAGATTGGTCTAATATGTTAAGTGGTTTTGGTACACTTAATTTTAGAGCATCTAGCACTAACATTACAGGTTCAGTAAATGCCGGCGGCAGTGTAGGATCTGCTGTAGGATTTCAAACCCTTGTAACTGGTGCAGGTGCTACGAACATTCTTACTCAATCTTCTAGTGTAACACAGTATGCTGAAAATCGATATACGGTTGCAGTAAGTAGACCTACTGCTAACACATTAGCATTTACTGTTACTTTCACAGATAACTACTTGACAATTTTTAGATAAAATAGTATAATAACTATTAAATCTAGGAGTTGTCATGGATCCAATCGTCCAAAAAGCCTTTGACGTAGCCAATTATATGACTACGTTGTCAAACCAAAAACACATACTCAAAGAAGAATTTCTTCAAAATTTGATCCATTATCAAAACGGTGGAACATTTACTGTAACCCGTGACCTTATAAATTTTGTTAAAACACTAATTGATCTAGGTTACGATGAAGATATGGTGTTAGTTGATGACAACCATACTCCTATTAACATTGAAAATCTTAAAAACTTTTTAGACACACTGATAGTGATTTATCAAAGTTCTATTAACGAGTATTATACCAAGTATTCACAACTTAAGAATAGCAGATCAGTGGAGACTCTTGTAGCATGACTAACGGAGTAGTGCTGTTTGCCTATAATAATCAAGAAATTGATTATGCACAACTGGCCTGGTTTGCGGCAAAAAAGGTAGCAAAATTTCTAGAAGTGCCAGTAACAGTTATCACAGATGATAAATCTATCTTTGACAAGTTAGACACTTCGGTATTCGATAAAATTATAGAATTAGAGCAAGAAGAACACTCTAATTCAAAATATTTCTATGACGGTGCTAGTAAAAGCGTCAAGCTTCCTTGGAAAAACAGCACACGACATAGTGTTTTTGATCTTACCCCATATGAAAATACTCTAGTAATTGATTCAGATTATATTGTAAACTCAAAAACATTAAACTACTGCTGGGATCAGCCCCACGACTTCCTAATTTACCAAAAAGGATTTGACCTAGCACAGTGGCGAGATGTGTCTGAATTCACCACAGTCGGTGAGCACGGCATTCCATTTTACTGGGCTACGGTATTTTTCTTTAAGAAAACTAAAAATACTGAATTGTTGTTTGCGTTAGTAAAACATGTTAAAGAAAATTGGACTTATTATAAGTTAGTGTATCAAATACACAGTACTAATTTTAGAAATGATTACGCATTTAGTATTGCAATCCATATGCTTAATGGATTTAGTCTAGGCACGTTTGCACATCATTTACCTGGTAAACTTTTTTATATAAGAGATTCTGATATTCTTTTTGAAATTAAAGAATCGGTGATGAAATTTTTAGTACAAAAGCAAGATCAAGCTTCAGATTTTACCCCAGTAAAGACATCAACCGTGGATGTTCATGTAATGAACAAGTATAGTTTATTAAGGCAGATTAACAATGTCTAATGGTCATATTTTTGTAGCACAAAATTCTAATGTTGATTATGTAAGACAAGCTTACGCATTGGCATTAAGCATTAAAAAGAATAATAAGTTATATCGTGAAACATGTTTAATTACTAATAACGAAGTACCGGAATCTTATAGACATGCATTTGATCATATACTACCAATTCCGTGGGGTGATGATGCAGAAGGGTCATCTTGGAAAATTGAAAATAGATGGAAAGTAATACATGTAAGTCCGTTTATTGAAAACATTGTCTACGATACTGATATGTTGTTATTAAACAGTAACGATCATTGGTGGAAATATTTAGAACAAAAAGATTTATTTTTTACTTCGAATGTTTTAGACTATCGAGGAAACGTAATTAACAATGATTACTATAGAAAAACATTCACGGCTAATAATCTAGTCAACACATATAGTGGTGCCTTTTATTTTAAAAAGGTTGATAGAACTTATGAATTTTTTAAATGGGTAGAAATTATTATTGACCAGTGGAGAAAATTTTATCCACTACATCTTAAAAATTCTCCTCAAACATTTTGTAGTATGGATGTCAGTGTAGCATTGGCCCTTAAATTTATGGGATGCGAGGAAGAATTTACTACTAAAGATACACTAGTGCCAAGTTTTACACATATGAAACCGGCAATACAGGGTTGGAAAAATATTCCAAGTAAATGGACTTCGGCTATTTCTTCTTATTTTAGTGAAAGTGGAAATTTAAAAGTTGGCAATTTTCAGCAACACGGCTTATTTCATTATGTAGAAAACGAATTTCTTACTGACGATATAATTAAAAAATTGGAAAATCTATGAGTAGAAAAGAACGTTCAACATCAGGAATGGTATATAATTCTTTCTATGTTCATTATGACAATGAAGGTACTGTACATTTATTGAGTAATGTTAAAGAAGACAAGTATAAAGTATTTGAAATTGATCTTTTTTTGATAGATGATTTTATTAATGGTAAAAAAGATTTTAGAAAATATAATATAGAATATTTTTATAATTTAAGTAAAGGTATTAGAATTTCTGAAAATGATACTGTAGAATACAGTAAGCCATTATTTCAAATTTTACCTCTAACATACAATGTTAATGATACTGTTATACTTGAGCACAACACAATTGATCATAAATGGACAGTATATTTTGATGAAGAAGCGTTAGAAAAATTAGAAGTATTGCCTCCAATTACATTTTATATTTGTAAAAAAGACGACCCACATTATTTGTACAGATATTTTACAGTTGACGCTAGTAATATTATTGACGGTAAGATAGATTACAGTTTTGAAACTAATTACGAAGAGAATCTCGGACAAATAAGTGTAGCAACATTAAAAAGATTTCCTAATTACGGAATTAAGGAAAAATATGAGTAATAAAATTAAAGTCATTGATCAGGACATTGTATTTTTAAGTTATGATGAACCTAATGCTGAAAAAAATTATGCTGACCTATTAAAGAAAGTGCCATGGGCTAAACGTGTACACGGAGTCAAAGGCAGCGACGCCGCACATAAAGCTTGTGCTGCAAAAAGTGAAACAGAATATTTTGTCACTGTTGATGCTGACAATATTGTTGACAGTAAATTTTTTCAAGTAGTTGTTGATTTAGACGAACTAGGTTTTGATGATAGCTATGTTTTTAGCTGGGCTGGTCGTGTACATGTCAATCATCTTATGTATGGCAATGGTGGCCTTAAAATGTGGACACGTAAATTTGTCAACGAAATGAAAACCCATGAAAATTCAGACCCTGCAGATCATAAAGGTTTAGTAGAGTTTTGTTTTGATCATAGGTATCATCAGTTTGGGGGCAATTATAGCACTACCTTTACTAATGCTACGCCATTTCAAGCATGGCGAGCGGGCTTTCGTGAAGGTGTAAAGATGAGCCTAGACCAAGGTGCCAAAGTTACGGATATGAAAAAACAAATTTGGTGGGAAAACTATTATAGATTAATTACATGGTGCTCTGTTGGGCGTGATGTTGATAATGGTTTGTACAGTCTGCTAGGCGCCAGAGAAGGCTGCTATCTTACAAATTGTACAAATTGGGAGTACGCTAACGTAAGAGATTTTGAGTACTTAACTGAGTATTGGAAAGAACAATGGTCAGATAAAACTATTGATCATGCAGAAGAAAAAATTAAATTTTACGGTAACGAAATCAAGCAAGCACACGGAATTGAAATTGCTGACCTTGATGCTGATGGATCTATTTACTATAAAAAAATGCACGATACACTGAGAAACTATTTCAAATGAATGAACAAGAAAAGATCAAAACAATCAAGATTAAAGTAGAGAATGAAGTAAGCTCTACATTTTGTCTAGCCAAATGGCATCACGTGACCATGTATCTACAAACAGGAGAAACACATAGTTGTTATCATCCTGCTCCTCATAAGATTCCTTTAATTGAAGTATTTGACAATCCCAGTGCGTTGCACAACACTGAACATAAGAAGCAAGAACGTAAAATGATGCTAGAAGGCAAAAAGCCCGAAGGTTGTCAATACTGCTGGAACATCGAAGCAATGGGTCCCGATTATATTAGCGATAGACATATTCGCAATGCCAGTATTTTTACGGAAGAACGCTACGAGCAAACAGCCAAAGGCTCTTGGGACCAAAACATTAATCCTGAGTATATTGAAATCAATTTTGGCAATGAATGTAATTTCAAATGCGGATACTGCCATCCCAAATACAGTTCAAGATTCTTTAATGAGATTAAAGAACACGGTCCAGTGACCACAGTTAAAAATCATCGTTGCGACATTGACTGGATGAAGCTGTATAGTCGAGAAGAAGATAATCCATATGTAGATGCGTTTTGGCGTTGGTGGCCTCAGTTACGTAAGACATTGAATATTATGCGTGTTACTGGCGGAGAGCCATTGATGCACGTAAGCACGTGGAGATTATTAGATAAAATTAACAAAGAACCAATGCCCTGGCTTGAACTTAATGTTAACAGTAATCTTGGTGTCAAGAGCAGTTTAGTAGATCGATTATCTACCGAAGTTGAAAATTTAAAAGTTAACGATAAAATTAAAAATTTTAAATTGTTTACTAGTATGGACACATGGGGTCCTCGTGCTGAGTACATTCGTACAGGTTTAGATCTTTCGTTATGGGAACAAAATTTTCACACATATCTTACAAATACTACTAGTCCGATAACTTTTATGATTACATTTAATATTTTAAGTGTAACAACATTTAAATCTTTATTAGAAAAAATTCTTGAATGGCGTAAACAATATGGATGGTACGAGGATCGTAAAGAACATCGCGTAAGATTTGACACACCCTATCTCAGAGATCCTATTCAATATGATATGAACATACTACCAAAACAAGAGTTTATGCCCTATATGCACGAGCATCTTAAATTTATGGAAGAGAATGTTGACGATAATGCCAGCGATAAGTTTACCAGCGTTGAATATGAAAAATTTAAACGTGTAGTCGATTATATGGAGTCAACAAATTATACTATGGAAAAATTAGTTGAAGGTCGAAAAGATTTTTTCAATTGGTTTAGCGCCATGGATAAAAGACGAGATACTAACTTTTTACAAGCATTTCCAGAAATGGAAAGCTTTTACAAACTTTGCGAAATAGCCAATGAACAATATAGATAAAGATTTTTTATTAAATGAAAGCAAAGTATTTTGCATGTTTCCATGGATGCATTTAAATGTAACACCAAAAGGAGACATATACCCTTGCTGTAGTAACAACTATACTACTCCATTTGGTAATACAAAGCAAACAACATTAAAAGATGCGTTTAATAACGACAAGATGAAAACTATTCGTCTTAACATGTTAAACGAAACTAAAAGTGAAATTTGTACGTTTTGTTATAAGCATGAAGAAGCAGGTCCTCACAGTTTTAGAAATTATAGCAAAGAACATTGGGGAAAAGATTTTGACGAACTAGTGCCACAAACACAAGTAGATGGCACAATGCCAGATTTTAAAATGAAATATTACGACATACGTTTTAGTAATATTTGTAATTTTAAATGTAGAACCTGTGGTGCTGAATTTAGCAGTCAATGGGCCGCCGAACAAAAAGCAAATTTTGATCCTAATCATCCTATAGTTATTCATGCCGATGACGGTAAAGGCGATTTGCTTAATGAAGTACTAACACACATTGAACACATCGATCTTGCTTACTTTGCTGGAGGCGAACCTTTAATCACAGATGAGCACTACACTATCCTTGAAGAAATGATTCGTAAGGGTAGAACTGATGTAACTTTACGTTATAACACTAATGCCAGCAATATTAAATATAAAAATCATGACATACTAGACTTGTGGAAACATTTTAAACGTGTTGAATTAAGCTGTTCAATTGACCATTACGGCGAACGAGCAGAGTGGTTACGTCACGGTACAGATTGGGGTAAAGTTGAAAGTAACCTGCTTACTTTTAGACAATTAGACTATGTACATTTTCAAATAAACACAGTATTCAGTATTTTCAATTATCTGACTATTGGAGATTTTTATAACTATCTTAAGGAAAAAAATATTGTAAGATTGGACGACTGGTATCACAGTTTATATCTTGCCGTTCATCCTAGTTATTATTCTGCTAAAAGTATGCCAAAAATTTTAAAGGCAGCTGCAAAAGAAAATGCAGAAAAATTTATATCTTCTAACGGTCCTGAATGGGTGCTGTTAAACAATCTTGTAACAGATGCAATAAAATTTGCAGATGAAAGCAACACTTGGGATGAAAATAAAAAGACATTTTTTATGCATGTCTTGTCAACTGATAAAATTAGAGGTGAAAGTTTCATTAAAACTTTCCCAGAATTAAATAGACTTATGAATCTAACGGAGTAACAATGAAAAACGTAACAGAGCTTGTTGAAAATGGAAAACACTTTTGTATCCTTCCTTGGATTCATTTTCATGCCTGGCCAGATCGCAGGGTGTTGCCATGCTGTGTAGCTGACAGTAATAAACCAGTAGGTGAAATCAAATCAAATGAATCTATACTTGAAATGATGAACAGTGAAGAGTATAAGAAAATGCGATTAAACATGCTCAATGACGAACCAGTTGAAGCATGCCAACGATGCTACGATCTCGAAAAATTAGGCACGTGGACTATGAGACAAAGTCATAACAGACGCAGAGGACTTGATTTTGTTGACACAGTTGAGGACACTAATGACGATGGAAGTTTAAACGAATTTAAGTTAAAGTACATGGACATTCGTTTTAGTAATCTCTGCAATATGAAATGTCGTAGTTGCGGACCAAGCTGTTCTAGTCAATGGGCACAGGAATTTATTGACCAAAAAGGTGTTGAAGTTTTAAACAAACATTTTAACATGACTAAAATGGTAGTTAGTAACAACGATGATCAAGTGTTAATGACTAAATTAAAACCGTACCTTAAAGATGTAGTTGAAGTATATTTTGCAGGCGGCGAAATTATTATCACTCCAGAACATTATGAGTGTTTAGACTACTGGATTGAAAATGGTATAAATGAAACTATTGAGTTAAGTTATACAACAAACTTTAGCAGCCTTAAGTTTAAAGATAAAGACTTAATTGATTATTGGAAAAAATTTCCTAACTTAATTATTTGGGCTAGCCTAGACGGCATGGGACCACATAGCGAATTAATTCGTAAAGGTACTGATTGGGATAGGATAGAGAAAAACTTAAGAGAACTAAAAGAACTAGTACCCCACGCACAGTTCCAAATAACTCCTACTATTAGTATTTGGAACGTATTTCAATTTCCTAAATTCTTTGACTACTTGATCGACAACGAACTAATTGACAAGAATACTGTGCCTAGATTTAATCTTGCTACCAGTCCTTGGTATTCCAATATTATGATTCTCCCTGAATTCTCAAAAGAAAAGTTAGGTAGATTATATCGAGAATACATTCACAAGTATTCGTATAATCCTGAGATTAGCAACGGGTTTAAAATGATAAGTCAAAATTTAAAAAGCGGAGATCCTAACAAAGGTGGTATACAAGAGTTTATTAAATTTAATGACGAGTTAGACGCCGCTCGCAACGAAAGTATTTTAGATGTTATTCCAGAACTTAAAGAGGTCTATAGATGGGCAAAAAATTAATATCTATATTTGCTCCTGAGCCTTATCTAGCGGTTACATGGCAAGTTAATAATTTTTGTAATTTTAAATGTAGTTATTGTAATCCCGGCAACTGGGGAGGAAATTTTCGCAATGACGATAATTTAGATGTCTATTTAAAAAATCTTAAAATTATTATTGATAGGTATAAAAGTGTTGGGTACAAACATTATAAGTTTTTCTTTAGCGGCGGAGAACCAACTGCGTGGAAAAATTTTATTCCCATTTGCGAATGGTTAAGAGAACAGTTGCCTAATTGCACCCTAGCAGTTAATACTAACCTCAGTAGACCTTTGGCCTGGTGGGAAAAACATTATCACCTCTTTGATGACATAGTAGCTAGTTTTCATGTAGAATTTTCTGACAAAGAAAAATATAAAGAAAACAACATTTTTCTCTGCGATAAAGTAAATTACCTTTGTACAAAAATGTTAATGCACGAAGAAAGATTTTGGGAAGTTGTAGAATATGGCGAGCATTTGAAAACTGTAATGCCTAACTATTTTATTGAATGGACTCCGTTGTTTGATGAAATGAGTGTTAACGCTGGACCGTGGGAATACAAAGATCCTGAAAAGAAAAAGTTTATTGATGAACATAATGTAGAAATGAATTTTACTATTAATAAACCTCGCAAAGAAAGTAAAGCAGTAAGTTATAATAGATATTCTGACGGAACAAAATCTCCGACTAATAGTAATGAGATTATTGTTAACGGCCAAAACTTTTTTAAAGATTGGATATGTAGTGTTGGAGACTCAATCTTTATAAATCCGTCAGGTGATGTAAGTTTAGCCAGTTGCGGCCAAGGCGACAAAATTGGTCATATATTGCAAGATATTAGTGCAGTTGGTCCTAAAAAGATTATGTGCGGTAAAGAACATTGCCATTGCGGAACAGATATTATAATTCCTAAATTTGAAATGATTTAAATGTCTATAGTAAACAACGTAGTTCCTTATATTGACGGAAATAGTGAAATCTCTATGCGGGACGAAACTGTTCTTCCTCGAATGAGAAAGTTTAATGATGCACAGTATTTTTGTGTCGACTTTATGACAGGTGAAGGACTTGAGCATTTAAACAAAGTTGTTCCGTCTAATATTTTGATTTCAATTCGACGTAAACGAATCAAGTTAATTTTAAATAACAGCCATGAAGCGTTTCATTCTGTAGTTGATGGAATTTATAAATTTGTTGTTATTAAATTTAAAATTCCCGAAGAACAAATATTACTATTAAGCGAGTCTGCGGATATAGCTGTTGAAATTGGTATAGTATCTAAAAAATATAATTGTAAACCTATTACATCCGAATGGTCAAGAGTTTTTGAACTATCAACAAAGTGCGATGTAACTAGTATGGGTTATGTTTTACCGGATACTCTTAATATAAAAAATTATTCTAAAAAGTTTTTAAATTTAAACAGAAGATGGAGATTTCATCGACCTGCGTTAGTAGCATTTTTGGCTGCTAGAAATTTGCTAGATTATGGATATGTAAGTTTAGCAAAATCGGACGATAACAAAACTTGGGATAAAGTTTGGAACGACATTTTAGATATCCATAGAAATCATTATACAGAATTAGAGTTTTTAAAAAATAATAAAGATAAAATTTTATCATTGCCAGAGTTATTTGTAGATAGGACAGACATGGAGATTAACCATGTTACCTTATTGCAAAGTACTACTAAATTTTATGAAGAAACTTATTTTAGTGTAGTAAGCGAAACAAATTATTATGATTTTCTAGAAAAGGGAAGATTTTTAAGCGAAAAACTTTTTAAACCAATTGCAAATTTCCATCCTTTTATAATTGTAAGTAGACCTAACAGTCTAGAAGCAATTAGGTCTATAGGTTATAAAACTTTTCATCCGTATATTAATGAAGCATACGATCTTATTGAAGACGATGTAAAACGTATGATAGCCATAGTAGATGAAATTGAGCGTTTATCTAACTTAAATACAACTGAGCTAGCAGAGTTTTTAGATTTTTCTAAATCTATATGCAAATATAATTTTGATACTTTGCTTTCAAAATCGACCTTTACAACAAAATTATGTTAAATTTAAAAAAATATAAAAGATTAATTACAGTTGGATGTAGTTTTACAAAATATATTTGGCCAACCTGGGCAGATATTCTTGCACATACTATGCCAGACACAGAGTTTATTAACCTAGGAAAATCTGGAGCTGGCAACCCTTTTATTTCGTATAAAGTAGCTGAAGGTAACACTAAATTAAATTATACAGAGGATGATCTAGTTGTGGTAATGTGGACAACTTTTTGTAGAGAAGATAGATACGTAAACGATCATTGGCAGACACCAGGAAACATATTCACTCAAGCATATTATCCTGAAAATTTTGTTAAAAAATTCTGCGATACAAAAGGCTATATTTTAAGAGATTTAAATGTTGTAAGTTTGACCAAAGGATTACTTGATAGTTTGCCATGTGATTATATTTTTCTTACTAGTGTTCCTTGGAATTATCAAAATGAAGAAACACAAGATATTGGTAAAATATTGAATGTATATAAACCTGTAACTAGCATATGTTTGCCTAACTTATTTCAAACAGAAATGAGAGGACATTGGGACCATGGGCACGTTTATGATCACCCGCAACAGGGAATTAAATTTCAAGATTACCATCCGTCTCCGGCAAGATATTATGCATATTTAAAAAAAGTGGGTTTTGACATATCACAAGAAACCTACAAGTACGCTATACAATCTACTAAACTTTTAAAAGCTTGTCCAACTGTTGATGATATTCATCACACGTTTAATTTAGACGCTAATAACCCTCCAGTTGTGATGAATAAAGAAATAAAAATAGATTGGTTTTAACTTAATAAATAGTTTTTTGAGGAATATAAATGACTAAAGTTGCTATGATTGGTGTTGGAAAACTTGGGCAAGATTGCGCCGAAGTAATGGCAGAACACTACCAAGTAGTAGGCTATGACGTTGAGCCTAGATCGCCTGCTTTTCCTATGATGTCTTCAATAAAAGATGCAGTAGAAGACAGCAATTTTATTTTTATTGCGGCACCTACACCACATGACCCTATGTACGGCGGCGAAACACCGACAAGTCATTTACCAAATAAAGATTTTGATTACACTATTGTTAAGAATATTTTACAAGAAGTTAATAGACATGTTAACAAAAAACAACTAGTTGTTTTAATCAGTACAGTTTTACCAGGTACTGTAAGATCTCAATTAGAGCCCTTAATAACTAATGCTCGTTTTATCTATAATCCGTATCTTATTGCCATGGGTACAGTTAAGTATGATATGATTAATCCTGAAATGGTTATCATAGGTACAGAAGACGGCAGTTTAACTGGTGATGCACAAGAGTTAATTGATTTTTATAACCCTCTTATGAAAAATAACCCACGGTATGAAGTTGGGACTTGGGACGAAGCAGAAAGCATTAAAATCTTTTACAATACTTTTATCAGTACAAAACTAGCACTGGTTAATATGATACAAGATGTTGCAGAAACAAATGGAAATATCAATGTTGATGTTGTCACTAATGCATTGGCAAAAAGTTCTTATCGTATTATGGGGCCTGCATATATGACAGCAGGACTCGGTGATGGCGGCGCATGCCATCCAAGAGATAACATAGCATTAAGATATCTAGCTGACAAGCTTGACCTGGGGTATGATTTATTCGATGCTATTATGACAGCTAGAGAAGTACAATCTGAACGCATTGCTAAAAAATGTATCTCTCAAGGTAAAAATGTTACCATAGTAGGTAAAGCATACAAACCGGGTGTACATTATACTATCGGAAGCCCCAGTTTATTAGTAGGCCATTACATTGAACAGCTAGGTGGCAATGTAAATTATTATGATAAAAACACAGGCGATTTAGATTTAAAATCTGAGTGGACTGAAGTATATCTCATTGGTTACTGGGAAGAATGGGTAAAATATGTAGAATTCCCTAATGGATCTATTGTAATAGACCCGTGGCGCAAATTGCAAACTGTAGATGGTGCCAATTTTGAATTAATACACTACGGCAATTCTCGCCAAAAAAAAAATTAATTTTAGAACAAAGTAAAATTGATTTAAGCATTAAATTTTTAACAGAAGTTATTGGCGAGATAGACAGCAAGACTTTCTATGTTTATGCTGGAACATATTTCAATTATCCCTTTCCTAAAATAGAAACAGATCCAATAATAGATTCTATCAAATCGGCAATCAGTGCTGGATATAAAAGAATTTTATTTGACAATGTTAATGAAGCAGTTTACTTTGATCATATAAGAAAAATTCATAGAATTATTAGACAAATAAATGATTACAGCGTTTCTTACATATATCTGACCTCAGCACAAAATGGAAAAGAAGTATATCAAAACTATTGTTTAGAACAAAATATAGAACCATTACTTGAGATTTGTTGCAGTAGTGTTTTTGAAAATGTAATGAAAGAAAATCTTTCTGTTTTCTATCGTGAAACTAATCATCCAACAATTGAATACTTAATTCAAAAAAAATCTAAATTATTTTGTTGTCTTAACAAACAGTTAAGGGAACACAGAGTACTTCTTTTTTACAAAATACTTGACAGTAATCTTTTAGAAAAAACTTATTCGTCTTTTGAATATGGTATAGATGTGATAAATCGTATAGGTAATTCGCAGAAATATAAAAGAATGCGTAAATTATTTACGAGATACCAAGACATATTCCCGCTTCGCCTTAATGTCCCTGATGATAGATACAATCCAATTGATGTACGACTTGACGATATACACTATCACAATGACAGTTATTTTAGTTTGGTTACTGAAACTCTGTTTTTCAAAGAGCACAATGACTTTTTTCCGTATATAGATGCTAGGGATTCTATATTTTTAACAGAAAAAACATTTAGGCCAATTGCATTAAAACACCCTTTCATTTTAGCGTCAAGACCCTTTTCATTGCAGCATTTAAAAAAATTAGGATACAAAACATTTGATCCCTTAATAGACGAAAGTTACGATAATGAAATTGACGATCATGCACGACTGGACATGATTTGGAAAGAAGTTTTAAGGTTGTGCGAATTCAGCGATAGCCAATGGATTGAATGGCAGAAAGCTGTCAAAGAAATTCTTGATCATAATTATCAAGTATTGATGGAAAAAACGTGTTATCGTTTAGACACAGTAAATGTTTAGAAAAAAAACGGCTAAAATTAAAACTGTTAAATATTTGATAGGAGAATTAACTTGGATTTTAATCTACAAGGACTTGCTAAAAAAGAAGTAGTCCTGCCCGAAAAGCCGCCCGAAGATTTAGCTGATGCACGTCATATGTCTATGATGAAGGCCATTGCTCCCTATGCTAAAGCAACTGTACAAAAAAATCTTACTCCTGTTTACGTAGACTACAAGACTAGAAATACCAAATTAGTTTTAGTACTATGTCCAGAATGGAGTCCTTATATGCCTCCGTTTAGTCTTGCTAGATTAAGCGGTGTTGCTAAAAGTGCAGGATATGAAACTCATATTATGGATCTTAATGTTAAAGCATATCGCGCTCATCAAGAAGATTGGATCCCTAATAATAAACTTCCTTTTAGATTGTGGGACCCTGCAGCCAGTTGGCACTGGTTAGGGGAAACGTATATGAAAGATATACATCCTATTCTACAACCTATTCTTGAACAGGCAATAGAAGAAATAATAGAAATGAATCCGCAGGTTGTCGGTTTTAGTATGTACTACATCAGTGAAGAACCTACTAAATGGATGGCCCAAGAATTAAAACGCCGTGCTCCGCATATTAAAATTGCAGTTGGCGGACCTAACGCACACAAAAGTTGGTTTACTGTACATCCTTATTATGATTATGTTGTAGTAGGTGAGGGTGAAATTAATCTATTAAAGTTATTAGAAGATGTAGAAAACGGAGTAGAACATACTGAACCTGTTGTATTAACACAAGACGAATATGAACGTGTCAATATTAACGGACTTCCAATGCCTGATTACGAAAGCATTGACTTTAGTCTCTACGATTTGCCTAACGGAGTTAACACAGAGATTAGTCGAGGTTGTACAGCCAAGTGTACATTCTGTGAAGAAACACACTTTTGGAAATATCGTCAACGTCAATCAGTAGATTTAATTTCTGAAATAGAGTGGTTATACTATAACAAAGGTGTAGATGTTATCTGGTTCATTGATAGCCTAGTTAACGGTAACCTAAAAGAACTACGTGCCTTTTGTAAAGCAGTTGAAGCCAAAGGTCTAAAAATTAACTGGACAGGCTATGCTCGCTGTGATGGTCGCATGGACCTTGAGTACTTTAAAGATTTAAAGGCCGGCGGCTGTATTATGTTAAACTACGGAATCGAAAGCGGCAGTCAACATGTTCTAGATGACATGGCCAAAGGTGTTACTATTAAAGAAATGGAAGACAACTTTAAGCATGGCAAAGAAGTTGGTATCTATGCAGCTACTAATTGGATTGTAGGATTCCCTACAGAGACACTACAAGACTTTGCTGACAGCATGACGTTACTATGGCGTATGCGTAACATGAACATCAATAACGTAGGTGCTGGTGTAGGATATGGACTTGGTCCAGAAACTATTGTTGGACAAAACCCCCACAAGTTTAATATCAGCTGGCAAAAATATCAAGGACATTGGATCACTAATGATTTTACCAAGGGCGGCACACATGTCATGTCTCGTGTTAAAATAATGCATATGTTCCTAGATTTTATGACAGGCTGTACAGAAGTACCGTTTGGTTATCCTGTGAGATTTAATCTAGCTAAAGAGCACTATTCAATAAAGTTAAACAATCCTTATCTTGTAAAAGAAATTGAATATGAAAAATTTGATTACGATATAATTAAACCTAGCATTAATCCTTTTGCTGACGCACTAGTAAATGAGATGTGGCCATTCTTCCGTATGCTATGGAAAACTCGCGGTGGCTATGAAGCTGAGATTTTATTTAATCCTGAAATTGATTTGAAAGAATTTGGAACGCAGTATGGTCCAGGCATGTACAATGCAGTATTTAAATTTAAAATTTCAGATGACGGTGAGTGGGCTGCTGACTTTAAATATAAATTTGATCAAATTGATAATCCCTATGACGAAAGAGAGCCACCTCCTAGGGGACGTAAAGGTCCTTTCTATGCTCAAGACTATAGTCGAATGATGAGTAATACTGCAAAGCGAGCAAGAAAGTTAGCTAAACCAACATGGGATGTTGAAGCCGGAAGAAGTGGTGATGACTTTAATGATCTTTTAGAAGAAGAAAGAATATTAAACAATACTATAAATTTCACCTTTCAATACAGATATAGAGGACAAGGCCACTGGGGTAATTTTAAAGAATACGAAGTAGAAGTTTCAAATGCTTCAAACATGGATGCCATACCTGAAAAACAAGCAATGCATTCTAATGTAGTAATTCCAATTTCTAGTATTAAGAAAACAAAAGAAAATGTCTCCAGTAACTGACTTTGAAAATATTATCGCAAACTATTTTGGTTCTGAGTATGCAGTTGCAACAGACAGTTGTACTCATGCCGTAGAACTTTGCTTGCGTTACACAACTCCCAAGTCAGTAACTTGCCCTGCACACACATATCTATCTATACCAATGACATTTGAAAAACTAGGACTGTCGTGGGAGTTTGTTGAATCGCAATGGCAAGACTATTATTTTATTGGTAATACAAATATCATTGATGCAGCAGTCTTATGGAAAAAAGATAGTTATATTCCTGGCACATTTATGTGTTTGAGTTTTCAATTTAGAAAGCATCTTAATTTGGGCCGCGGCGGAATGATTTTAACTGACAACCAAGAAGCTGCTAATATTTTAAAAAAAATGAGCTATGATGGTAGATTGCCCGACGTACTGTGGAAAGAACAAGATGTTGATCTGTTAGGATATCATTATTATATGACACCTGAATCTGCAGAGTTAGGGATACAACGATTTGAACAAATAAAAGATTTAAAACCAAAATGTTGGAGTGATAAAGATTATCCTGACATTAGTAAAATGAGAGTGTTTAATGTTAAGTAAGAACGAATGGGATCCATTAGAAACAGTTATAGTTGGCGTTGCAGATGACGCTAAAATTCCTGCTATTGATACTAGTTTGCGAACTGTTAATTATGCAGATGTAAAAAATATTGATGAAATTTTAGTTGGACCTTATCCTCAACAAGTTATCAACGAAGCCAACGAAGATTTAGAAAAATTTGTTGAGTTTTTAAAATCTTGTAATGTGTCTGTATTGAGACCAAATAAAAATGTTGTTCCTAGTTATTATAACTATTGTCCTAGAGACGGAGTGTTAGTACATGACAATCTAATCTTATCAACTCCTCAGCCGTTAAAAGCAAGACATAACGAATATTATGCCCTACAAGAACATTTTGAAAATAATTATGTAACGATTACCAAGTGTTCATACGATGAAAGTTTATACAATTTAAATTGTCTCGGCGATCCTGATACACTAGCACTTAATGAAACAGAACCTGCATTTGATGCTGCTAATATATTAAGAGATAACGACAACTTATATTATCTAGTCAGCAACAGTGGTAACAAGAAAGGTGCTGAATATCTTCAAGAACTAATGCCAAATAAAAAAGTTTGGACTATCGAGGGTGTGTATAGTTATATGCATCTTGACAGTACTATTTGTCTATTACGTGAAGGGCTAATGCTGTTAAATCCTAGTAGAATTAAGAGCATTGATCAATTGCCTAAACCGTTACAAAGCTGGGATTATATTTGGTGCCCTGAGCCTGTAGATATTGGACACTATCCAGGTTATTGTAATGCCAGCACTTGGATCAATATGAACTTGTTTAGTGTCAATCCTAATCTAGTAGCATTAGAAGAAAATCAAGATAATTTACGTAAAGAATTAGAAAAGTATAATATTGATAGTGCTATGTTGCCTATGCGACAACAGCGTACACTAGGTGGTGGATTTCACTGCGTTACTCTTGATATAAAAAGGAAACACACATGAATTTTTATACCGGTCATGTTAATCCTTTTTGGGATCACAGTTATAGAACTTTTTCATATATTAAACAACCAGTTACTGAACAAGAAGTTTCTCAATGGAAAGAAAAGGGTTACGACTATGTAAAAAGTTTTACAGGATCAATGTACGACAGTAAAAATCTTTTACCAGACTGGGTACAAAAATTTAATAATATGTTCGGTCTAAAAAATCAAACCTATAATTTTTATAAAATGAGTACTTTAGAAATAATGCCCATGCACACAGATCATTTTAGAACTTACACTAAATTATTTAACGCAGTTCCAAGTAATGTGTGTAGAGTGTTAATCATGTTAGAAGATTGGAAACCTGGACATTATTTAGAAATAGCAGATGTTGGTTATGTAAATTGGAAAGCAGGAGATTATTTTTTCTGGCAGTACGATGTTCCCCATGCAGCTAGTAATATTGGAATAGCAGATAGGTACACACTTCAAATTACAGGAGAACTTAATGAGCTCTAATCCGCCAGATCACGAATTGACTCAGTTACATTGGTTTAGTATTCCTGGCATGAAAAATCGCCCTGAAACAGATGCAAATGTATTCATGACCCAAGTTAGAAATTCTTCCGGCCTAGCTCCTCATATTCCTGTTTTTGTCTATATGGGTAACGGGGAATTGACAGGATTAAAAAATATTAATCATAGTGCCAGTGATGTGGAAACTATGAATAGATTGGGTTTATATTTTTTCTTATATGAGCCTATTTGTTCTCGTAGGGAGAATTATCATCATAATAGAGGATTCTACAGCGAGTTTCCTTTTGAAACAAATCTAAACGAAATAAGAGCTGACGAATTAGACAGCATTAAAGAGTATGTTATACGTAATGGATTAAAAAGAGTAATAGTGAATACTTGCGATTATAAGGTAGCCTACTATCATCCACATTACACTAAAATAATGAAACTAGTAACAAATGATTTGTTTTTAAAAAATTACTCGTTATTTGAAAGTTTTCCTAACAACAAATTTACTAAAAAGTTTATTTGTGTAAATTGGAGATATACAAAACACCGTCATCTAATTACAGCATTTTTATCAACAGTTTCTTCTAACTACAGTTGGTATTTTAATTGCAATGGTCAAGCATTTGCACATGATTTATTTTTTCCAATACACAATTGGAAAAAAACAAATAAAGAATTATACGAACAACTAATGTCTGGATTTGAAATTTTAAATTATCATTCTCCTGTTTGTTTAGATATTAAAGCAACTAATGCTGTTGATATAAACAATGAAAATCCATCTTATTATCCTATAACAGAAAGCTATGATAATTATGAAACCCCTGCTATTAATAATTTTAAATTAAATCCACTGGGAGATTTTTATAATGATAGTTTTTGTGATGTAATTAATGAAACACGTTTCGCGCAACATTGTGGAAATTACAGTGAAAAATTATATCAAGCTATAAGATATAAAAAACCATTTATATTAGTAGCACCACCGTACACTTTAGAATATGCTAAAAGGATGGGATTTAAAACATTTAGCGATTTCTGGGATGAAAGTTATGATGAAGAATCTAATCATGAAGTACGAACTATTAAAATTTTAAATCTTATAAATTATATAAATTCTAAATCTATTAACGAACTGCGTGACATGTACGATCAAATGCAATCAATATTAGATCATAATTATCAATGTTTATTGTCTAAAACAACTTTTAAAACTGTTCAAAGGTTAGTAAAATGAAAGAGAAAGTAATGTTAATCTCTGGATGCAGCCACGCATCGGGATCAGAGATAGATGGGCAATTAGATTCTGATTTTAATAGAAGCAAATCATTTGGAAACATATTAGCTGAGATGCTAGGGTATAGACCTATTAATATTTCTTCTCCAGGATCGGCTAACCCTACTATAGCTAGATCAATATTAGAATGGATGCATAGAGAATATGATCCTGAAAGTATGGACCTATTTGTCTGCGTAGCATGGACCGAAAGTGTGCGTATGGAGATACCGTCAGAATTAGGAACAAAATATATTATATCTGAAACTAATTCTTGGTTTGGAAATACTAATAATGTATTCTATAGATTAAATCCTGGCTTTAATGGAAATTCAGATTGGGAAAAAAGATTAATACCATTTTATCAAAAGTTCATGGCATCAAATCAGTCATATTTAGAAATTCAAAGTTTAAATCTTGTACATCAACTACAGTCTTATTTTAAGTCAATGGGTATTCAGTATGTCATGTGTAATACCATGCACTTTGTCAAACGAGATCGATGGACTGATTTTTACTTAAAGTTAATAGACGGTTCTCGATATATGGATTTTGATAATTCAAATAACTCTTTTTATCTCAAGTACCAGCGAGAAGGTCATCAGAATTCTTTAGCAAAATATTGGCATCACGGAGAAAAACCTCACGAGCTCTACGCAAAAGAGCTATATAAGTTTATTACATGGTAGAATGATATGTACGATATTTTTGTTATTGGAAATAATCCAAATTGGAAAGTCATTAAATCAAAATATCCGTTTGCTAAAAAAGCCAAAAACTTCGACGAAGCTAAATCAAAAGCTCTTACTTCTATGTTCTGGACAGTGTGGGACGACATAGAACTAAAAGACGATTTTGATTTTTCTTCTTATTCAATCCCTAAATGGGACGAAGACTATGTGCATATTTTTAAAAATAACGAATACTTTGACGGATTGTCTTTGGTCCCCCGCCACAAGTATATTAGCGATAAAGAAATCAAATATAGATTCTTTACTGATAAAAAAGAAATTGATTTAGTAGCAAGTATTCCTAAACAGTACGATATTTTTTACATAGATACCTATGAAGAATATATCAACGCACTGGAAAATGCAACCACTGATTTGTTTTGGATAGTTCCTAGCGATGTTACAGTCGTTGAAGAATTTAAATTTGATCTGTATTTTAGTCATCATAATAGTTATGAGAGACAAGAAAATCATATGTTCCTTAACGGAGATACATATGACGGAATCATTTTAGCATCAAAATTTAAACCTATAAGTGAAAAAGAATTTAGATATAGATTCTTAAGCGACAAAAAAGAATGGGAAATTCTTGCAAGTCGTCCTAAAGAGTTTGAAAAGTTTAATATAAAAACCTACGACGATTATCTTGCTGCCTGCGAAAATTCAACAACAAATATGTTCTGGGCAATATGGTATGACATAGAACTTTTAGAAGATTTTACTTTTGATTACTATGCACCTCGTTATAATCAGAATGTTACCCATGTATTTAAAAATGGAGAATATTATGATGGACTTTGTCTGTTTAGTAAACACAACAAAGTAACTGAAAAAGAATTTAAATATAGATTCTTCACTGACAAAAAAGAAGTTGATTATGTTGCCAGCGTTCCAAAATCATACGATATTTTTGAAATAGAAACGTATGATCAATATTTAGAAGCAGTAAAGCAGTCGACTACAGATTTGTTTTGGATGACTAGTCCTAACTTAAAAGTAGTCGATGATTTTAAATTTGATCTATACATTACATATCATAATGCCTACGAACGACAAGAAAATCACGCATTTGTACACCTAGTTAATAATGACAAATTATATAACGGTATCTTCTTATTAAGTAAGTACAAGCCAGTTAGCGCCAAAGAAATAGAACATAGATATATTGTCGAGCGTAAAGAATGGGATCTTTTAGCCAGTGTTCCCTGCCAGTACGATAAATTTTATGTTGATTCTTACGAGCAATATTTAGAAGCTAAATCAAAATCAAGAACAGAACTGTTTTATATTATACCTTCCGGTATTAATCTCAAAGATGATTTTAAATTTGATGTTTATTATACTCATGACAATGTCTTTGATAGATCTGTACATCATGCTTTTCTTAACGGTGATTTCTATGACGGAGTATTATTAACTCCAAAATCTTTAGAAATTTCTAAAAAGGAATTTGATAATAAATTTGTCATTGAGAAAAAAGAAGAAGAGTTATTAGTAAGTACGCCGGTTAAGTTTGAAATTTTTAATATAAGTTCTTTTGAAGAATATCTCACAGCCTGTGAACAGTCAACAACTGATATGTTCTGGGCAATATGGCCCGACATTGATGTTGTAGAAGATTTTGACTTTGAATATTATGTTCCTCGTTATAATCAACATATTACTCATATTTTTAAAAACGGCGAGTACTATGACGGTGTTTGTCTGTTTAGTAAGCACACTAAAGTAAGTGAAAAAGAATTTAAGTACAGATTCTTTACTGACAAAAAAGAAGTTGACTATACTATCAGCTATCCTAAAAATTATGATATATTTTATGTTAACACATACGATGAATATTTAAATGCTGTTCAATCTTCTATTACAGACTTGCTCTGGTTAATACCTAGTGACGTTACAGTAGTTAATGACTACAAGTTTGATCTTTATTTTAGCCACCATGACACCTATAGTCGACAAGAAAATCATATGTTCCTTAACGGAGATACATATGACGGTGTTATTCTTGCCAGTAAGTTTAGACCTATAAGTGAAAAAGAATTTAGATATAGATTCTTAAATGAAAGAAAAGAATGGGATACACTTGTAAGTATACCACAAGAGTTTGATAAATTTTATATTAAAACGTATGAACAGTATCTTAATGCTTGCAAAGAATCTAAAAGCAATATGTTTTGGTGCATATGGCATGATGTAGACGTTGTAGAAGATTTTGACTTTGATTACTATGTACCTCGATACAATCAACACATTACACACGTTTTTAAGAACGGAGATCATTTTGATGGTATTTGTTTATTCAGCAAAACTTCACAGGTAAGCGAAAAAGAATTCAAGTACAGATTCTTTACAGAAAAGAAAGAAATTGACTACCTAGCAAGTTATCCAAAGAAATACGATATATTTTACATTGACAGCTACAATGAATACATTGATGCAGTTGAGAACTCAAATACTGATCTATTCTGGATAGTTCCTAGCGATGTTATTACTGCTGAAGAATTTAAGTTTGATCTTTATTTCAGTTATCACAACAGCTACGAACGAGAAGAAAATCATATGTTCCTCAACGGAGATACATATGACGGAATTATACTTGCCAGTAAGTTTAAATCCATAAGCGAAAAAGAATTCAAATATAGATTTTTAAGCGACAGAAAAGAGTGGGAAGTTCTTGCAAGTAGACCAAAAGAATTTAGTAGATTCTTTAATATAAAAACCTATGACGATTATCTTAATGCTGTAAAAAATTCAACATCAAAGATGTTCTGGTGTGTATGGCATGATGTAGAAGTTGTTGAAGATTTTGACTTTGATTACTATGTGCCTCGTTATAATCAACACTTAACTCATGTGTTTAAGAATAGCAAACATTATGACGGTATTTGTTTATTTTCAACCGAAGTACTTGTTTCTGAAAAAGAATTTAGATATAGATTCTTTGCTGATAAAGAAATAATAGTTGAATTAGTCGCAAGTTATCCAAAGAAATACGATATATTTTACATTGACAGCTACAATGAATACATGGATGCAGTTGAAAAATCAGATACTGATCTATTCTGGATAGTTCCTAGTGACGTAATTGTATCTGATGAATTTAAGTTTGATGTTTACTTCAGCTACCACAACAGCTACGAAAGAGAAGAAAATCATATGTTCCTCAACGGAGACACATATGACGGTGTCATTCTTGCCAGCAAGAAAAAATTAATTTCTGAAAAAGAATTTAAATTTAGACACATTTCAGATCGTAAGGAATGGGACGAAGTTGCTAGCACGCCTAAAATGTTTGATAAATTTAATATTTCAACATACAAGGACTACGAACAAGCTTGTAAACTATCTGAGTCTAACATGTTCTGGTGCGTCTGGCCAGATGTAGAAGTTGTTGAAGATTTTAACTTTGATTATTATGTTCCTCGTTACAATCAACATGTTACACATATTTTTAAGAATGGTGAACATTGGGACGGCATTTGTTTATTTTCAAAAGAAGAACAAATCTCTGAAAGAGAATTTAAAACAAGATTCTTTATAGAGAAAAAAGAAATTGAAACAATAGCAAGTAATCCAAAACAATTTGATAAGTTTACAGTAAGCACTTATAGAGATTATCTAGTTGCTCTTGAAGAGTCTACTACAGACATGTTCTGGGTAGTACCAAAAGAAGTTCAAGTATTAGATACATTTACATTTGACACTTATTTCAGTCATCATAATACCTATGATAGAAATATGAATCACAGTTTTAAACACTTATTTAGAGGCGAAGAAAACTATAATGGTATTAACCTGATGAGTAAACATGCCCCTGTAAGTGAAAAGGAAATTACTTTCCGTTATCTAGTTGAGCGTAAAGAATGGAATATTACAGCTAGTAAAGTTAAACCATATGACATTGTGTTTATTAGTTATAACGAAAGTAATGCTGATGAAAACTTTGACAGAGTTAAAACGCTGTATCCAAGGGTCAAACGTGTACACGGAGTTAAAGGCATTCATCAAGCTCACATCAAAGCAGCCGAACAGGCAGATACAGATAACTTCTGGGTAGTTGATGGTGACGCAGTTGTAGTTGATGACTTCAAGTTTGATTATGAAATACCTGTATGGGAAAGAGATACAGTTCATGTATGGCGCAGTCAAAACCCTGTTAATAATCTAGTCTACGGTTATGGTGGTGTTAAACTGTTACCTCGTCAACTTACATTGAGTATGGATGTAACTCGTCCTGATATGACAACTAGCATCAGCGATAAATTTAAACCAGTACAAGTTGTCAGTAACGTTACTTCCTTTAACACTGATGAATTTTCAACATGGAAGTCAGCGTTCCGTGAATGTGCTAAACTAGCAGGTAAAACTATTGATCGTCAAGTAGATAGTGAAACAGAAGAACGTCTAAATGTGTGGTGTACACAAGGAGCAGATAAACCCTACGGTGAATTTGCCATAAAAGGCGCACTCGCCGGACGTAAGTTTGCCACAGAAAATCCTGACAACTTATTTAAGATCAACGACTTTGATTGGTTATACGAGCAATTCTTAAATGAAAAAAATAACAGTAAGTGAATATGATGTAATCTATATCAGTTACGATGAGCCAGATGCTGATCGTAACTATGCAGATCTTTGTTCAAAGATACCTTGGGCAAAACGTGTTCACGGTGTTAAAGGCAGTGATGCTGCTCATAAAGCTGCCGCAAACTTATCTGAAACAAACAGATTTGTCACCATTGACGGTGACAATGTACTTACAGGAAAGTTTCTTAATCAAGTAATTGAAGTACCTGAAGATGTTAATTTTGATAATTGTGTAGTAAGTTGGCCTAGTTATAATATTATCAACGGACTTATGTACGGCAATGGCGGCATTAAATGCTGGCCGAAGCACGTTGTCCTTAACATGCAAACACATGAAGCTGCTCCTAATGACAATGTAAAAAGCCAAATAGACTTTTGCTGGGATTTAGAATATTTGCCTTTAGACAAAGCCTTTAGTCAAATACATAATAACGGCAGTCCACTACAAGCATGGAGAGCTGGCTTTCGTGAAGGCGTCAAGATGTCACTTGAACAGGGTCAACGAGTTAATCAATTAAAAGATGTATGGCCAGGTAACTACCAACGATTAGGAATTTGGTCAATGGTAGGCGCAGATGTATCAAACGGCATTTGGAGTATACTAGGAGCTCGTCAGGGTTGTTACATGACACATTTTACTGATTGGGATTTTATTAATGTTCGAGACTTTGATTATCTCAATACTTTCTTTTATGATAAAGTTAAAAATGAAGACCCACTAGCACTGGCCAAAAAAATAGGGAATCTCATTAAGCATGAGCTCCCTATAGATGATGAACCGTTAACAGCTATTCAAAGTAAGTGGTTTAAAACATTTGATTTCAATATAACAAGGAAATCAGATAATGTTCTCCATTACAATGATTTAGACAGCGGAAATACTTCTGCAATAACTTGACCACAGGCACGAGCAATATCCATATGCTCTTTTTGTGTTCCATTGGCACTACGAAGTTCAATGTAATGAATCCAACTACGAATAGTACCGTTCATATACATACGACTAACAGTAAGGCCTTCTGGTAGAACAGCACGAGCTTGTTCTTTGGCAATACCGTTTTTAATAGCCCAAGAATACTCTTGTTTAACTGAAAATAGTACACGCTTCTGAGCACGTTCCCATTCATAGGCAAGAAGTTTTTGTTGCTCGTCGTTCATGTCAAATTCTACACTATTTTGACGATTCTTTGTATCTTGGAATCGTGCTTCACGCAGTACAAAAGCTTCATCTAGTTCTGCGGTTGGATCAGCATAGCGTTGACTAAACTCTTGAAAGCTAAAGCTACGATGGCGTAGGATTTGTCTTGCAATATCTCTAGTAGTAGTGATCTCTATACAAGCACTAACCATCTCGAGAGGACTCCAATGTTGATGCTTGATCAAATACTTGATTAGCTTTTCGCTAGTTTCTGTATTGAACTGATTAGCAGGGTTACTTACACGAGCGCAGTAAGCTACTAGATCTAGTGCATCGTCTATGTTTTGTTGACGAAATTCTTCTGTAGGTTGGCTATAAGAAACTAACTTAACTTTCATTTTAATTTTCTTTTATCTAAAAAACGTTTAGTGTGTTTAGTAATGTCTTTTTTAATTCTGTCTGTGTCGAGCTGAAAATCTATACTTTCAATATTTGATTCGTATTCTTTAATTACTTCTTTGATATGGGATTCAAAAGAATCCCAATCATCAGTCATAATTTTATTAGCTCGTATTTCCCAAACTTTTGCGTTTTTAAATGTAATAGTTATGGTGTGTAAGTACGTTAGTGGAACTACGTTACACGTAATCTCACCAAATACTTCTGGCCATTTGTCTATTGCATCTTTGGGTAATGTTCTTCCATTAACCACTTTTCTTTTTAGTCGGAACAAGGTCTTCAGCCAATCGTCTAAATTGAGCTGCTTCTTTTGCCAATTTGTCTGCTTGGCTTCGATAGAACTTTGCCTTTTCTTCGGCTGATGCATTTTCATTTAAGGCACTTACTGCTGGTTGTTCATCTTGTGTAACGCTAGAAGACGTTGTTTTTGCAACATTATCGGCGTTACCAGGGGTGGATATATCTTTGACTGTAGCAACTTCAGAGACTTCAACATTTGGATTGTTGGCATCTTTAACTGCTAAATCGTCAACAGCTATACCACGCTGTTCAGCAATGATAGTGTTTAACTCGTCTAATCCAATTTTTGCTTGGAAGTTAGGAGTCATTTCAATTGCATCAGTTGGCAATCGAACTAGGCGACCTTGCGTGTGCAATGCAGGCAACATAGTGCTTCCGTCAGGGAATTTAGCTCTTGCTAAAACTTCTGCGAATTCGTTAGAACTTTGTCCAGATGCAGATTCAACTAATTGAATAAGTGAATCGTGATAATCATCAGGTAAGTTTTCTGTGGGTACTACTAGACAGTGATATGCATCACCTGGTAGAGTTCTAAAAGCTACAAGACATTTTCTTCCTGTGGCCTTTATTCTACCTACGTGTTTAAGATCTACCATATTATCTCCTTAATTTGACTCAGCAGTTTGTTGTTGCTGTGCCTGTGCTTGAACGGCAGTTAAAAACTTATTAAGCTTGTCGTATAAAACTCCGACGCTTGAAAGTTCTTCGCCTTTGAACGCACCTCTTGTAGTAACTACATCGATCAAATTTTTAATAGCGGCTAAATCAGAAATGGTTAAATCTGGATTAGCAACCGGTGCTTGAGTTGCTTCGGTTTGATCTACTACGTTATTTTCTTCACTCATTATTTTCCCCCTTGTGGTGGTTGTTTAGAAATTGTGTCTAAAAAACTAGTTAGTCTACTATATGCTTGCCCAACTGCCATCATCTCATTTGGCTTGAATGCGCCTCTAGATGAAGCAACATCTATAATACTTTTAAGTGCGGCCAAGTCATTAAGTGTAAGTTGTGCAGATTCAGCTTGGGCGGTATTTTCTACATTGGTAACTTCTTCAGTCATGATATCTCCTTATATCATTATATATGCTTATAATTTATCTATTAAGTTAAATGTGGACAGGCAAGTCTGAAAAAGCTGAGTTCTTTTTCTTGCTCAAATCCAATTTTAGTAACAAATACTATAGTGTTATCAATTAAATCAATTGACTGTCCTACATAGTATCTTCCGTTAAGATTGTGGTATATCCAAGTGTCTAACATCTTTACTACAGCCGGAGTGTATCTATTGTGTGCTGTATAGTGAAAATGATGGGCTGGGAAGTTAACCTTCCTCAAGCCCAGAGCATTAAGTGGATTTACTTTTCCGTTTTTCAGTGCCATTAATTCTTTGACTCGTAATAAGCATAAGCACCAAATGGCGGAACAATTTTATCGTTGCCGTGGATAATGAATACTGTATCACAGTAGTTCTCATCACCCCATGAACCCCAAGGGTAACCGTCTGTAAACATGATAAACTTTTTAGGGTTAATATCGTGTTCTTTCATGTATTCCCAGTTGGCATCAAACTCAGTGCCACCACCGCCCATTACTTCGTATTCCATAATGTCATCACCGTAGCCATCGAAGTCAGCCTCGTTATAGACTTTGGTATCAAAGCACCATAATTTAATCTTATAGTCTTTGTATTCATCCATAATGCCTTTGATTTCTGAAATAAAATCTTTAGCCTGGTCGTCTCCGATAGAGCCTGACATGTCAATAGCAATACAAATATCAATGGTCTCATCAAAGTTAGTACCTGGCAAAATAGCATTCATATGCCATGCCTTACGATTAGGACGCATAAAGGTGTAATCGTTTTTAATAGTACTTTGAATTTGCTGACGCAGAATTTCACGCCAGTTCATCTTGGGCTCAGTGAGTTCACGGATCATACGCTGGATCTCAGCAGGCGTATTTCCCGCACCCGCAGCCTGAGCAGCCTGCATCATCTGTTCTTTGATCTCATCACGAATCTTTTTAAGTTCATCTTTGCTGTACTGAGGACGTCCATCTTTGCCGTCCTTTTCCCAGTCAATGTGTTCGTCTAGTAGTTGGCCCAATGCGGCAAGTTCTTGCTCATCCATGTCGTTAAAAATTTCGTCATAGATTTGTTCAGTGCTTTTGCCGTAGTGTTTAGCATCGTGGAAAATTTTAATGCCTTTAGGACTGTCGCCAATTCGATCACGAACAAGAGTACCGTTAACGCTAAAGTCTGCCGCGGCATTCCAAATACGTGGATCGCGACCTTCAACCCTTAACATGTGTTCAAATACATTGTGTAAGATTTCGTGAGCTACAACAAACTCAACTTCTTTAACACTCATCTTTTCAAAAAACTCACGATTAAAATACAAGTGACGCCCGTCTGTGGCGGCAGTCATGCACCAATCGCTAGCTTCCTCAATCTTAAGACGAGTAGCCATGTTGCCAAAAAATGGATGACGAAGAAGTAGTCCAACACGGGCTACTACAATTTTGTCGATGACTGGATCTAGTTGAGTCATAATTTGCTCCTGTTTATATAGTATATATTATAACAGGGTCCGAAGACCCTGTCAAATGGTGCTACAACCAAATTAACGCTTCTCAGTAGCGGCAGCAATGAAGCGACCGTATTTGGCATGGAAGTCATCAAAGCATTTGATCTCGTCTGGATCCAGCGGCAATTGATATTGGGTAAGAGCAAGTTTAGTACCCATAACAACCAATTCAGTTTCAAAATTATTCATCATAAATTCGAAGAAGCAGTTAACCTGATCGTTCCAATCTTTGACATTCTTGTCAGCGGCATCTTTGAGCTCATAGCACAATGACACAGTCAAAGAGTACATGGCACTGATTTCTTTAGTGTCCATCTTCTTAACTTTGCCCTTAAGGATGTCTGTAGGATCAGGAAGTTTAGACGCAATCTTGCGATGAGCCATAAACTTAACAGCAAGACCTTCACCAACTGCACCTGCAACCAGATCAGTTAACGTGCCAACATCCTCATCATCGTCAAACAACAGCTCAGACACAAAAGTCCAAGAGCGGGGAGTAGCAAATGCACGACTAGCGGCCTTTGGATCAAAGTCGTACAAGTCTTTCTTGCTGAAGGTCAAAAAGCCTACAACGTCTTTATGGATACGGTTCTCAGTAGCCCAAGTAAAGTAGTCTTCCCAATCCACTTTCATTTCCAAGTGAACGAAACGGTTAGCCAACGGAGCAGGCATACGATAAGTAACGCCCTTGTCAGTTTCACGGTTACCGGCAGCAACAATGAGTACATTGTCTGGCAACTTGTAAGTACCAACACGACGATTCAAAACCAACTGATAAGCCGCTGCCTGTACAGCAGGAGCCGCAGAGTTCATTTCGTCCATGAACAAGATGATCTTGTTATGCTTTGCTGCCATTTCGGCATCAGGCAATTCAATAGGAGGAGCCCAAAGCATCTTGCTTTGATTGGCATCAAAATACGGAATACCTTTGATGTCAGTGGGTTCCCAAAGACTCAAACGGATATCAATAACATGAGCGTTGAGTTCCTCGCCCATTTGTTTGACAATATCTGACTTGCCAATACCCGGAGGCCCCCAAAGGAACAACGGACGATTGGCTTTAAAGGCACGGCGCAGACTCTTTTTAGCGGCCTTTGGGCCAACGGTACGTGAACTAATTTCGCTCATAAAAACTCCTAGTTAGGTTAAACACTTGATAGAACTAACTGTCTATGTATCTATTATAGTGTCATTGCTTCTAGTTGTCAACGCCTTTTTGGGGGATTTAGTCGTTTTGAGCAATATGTTTTTGATTATTTATGGCCTTGATAAGTCCATATTTTCGAATGTCGTCTGAAAACATGTAGAGTTCAAATGCTTTTTTCTCGTTAAAAACGGTAAGACTTTGGTTGGTTAAAAAATACGGACTATCCAAAAACTGATCAAAAAATATTATAGTTTGAGGACTCAGTTCAATTTTTTCGTTAAAAGGGATTTCGTATTCTTTGAGATTTAATTCACTTACTAAAAACTCGTAACCTTTAAGGCTCAATCTTAAGCCGCCGCCCTCTTTAGTGCGTTTACTTTGCCACCATTCGTTTAGATGCAATCTTACATTTGCCGCATCCGTACTACGGTTCATTTCTTTAAGAAAAATTTTAGTAAATGTCTCTCTAGATATCATTTAATTATTTCGCCAGCAGTAAGTTTAACTACTTGAAATTCGTCACTGCTAAACATTCTATTAAGCTTTTTAGCTAGATTAATAGCATGTCCGGGATTACTAAAACTGACTTTTTTGTATTTTGGTCCAGGATAGCTCGTAAGGCTGTTAAAGCTCTTAAGATTAAATGGCTGATTTTTGTAAAATACAGCCCAGATAGCGTCTGAATCTAATACTTGTTCTGTCTTATACGTTTTTTTGTTTGTGTACTCGAGCAAAACTTTTGGTTTTGGTCTACTCATGTTATATGCGTCCTTTTAACTACGCATATATTTATCCATAATTAGGTATTGCTAAAACCACCGCCATCTAGCTTAATGACAATTTCTTCGGATTGTGTAGACTGGACTTTGCTTAAAATTGCATCGTAGTCTTCTAAAAGCTTTGCACTTAATTCTGCAAGACATAATGCCAAAAGTTTAGCATTTTTAATGTCTATTTTTATTTCTCTTTGTTGAGCTAATTCAGCGGCCTTTACCTGTTGTATAAACTGCTGAATAGGAATAGTATTAATCGGATCTGGCATTTGATAGCACCTGCTTCATTTCTAATTCAGTTTTAAAAGGACCTTTGTTTTCGTAGCGTTCAATAGTAATTAGCTTGGGACAAAAGCTTTTGACCCATCCTTTGTCAAATCTAATAATATAGTATCCTGCACAGTACAGACTTTTGCTATCTGGACTTTTTGTAAACAATGGTAATTTCTTTTGAACATTAAACATTGGGTTATACGGATGACAGCTAGTCGGGTATCCGTAAACATCTCTTATGGACTCATTACTTACAGTAGTTTTAATTTTTGTTTGAAAAAAATCTTTACCAAATGCTTTGATAATTTCTTCTTTCTTTCCAAAAAAACTTGATCCGTCTTTGCTACTTAAGACAAATTTATTATTTTCTTTTTTAGATAGCGTACCAATTTTTTCTCCGTCTTTTTCAACGATCCAAAATTTTCCATCTACAATAGGTTTAGCTTGAAATTCTGTCATAAGGTTACTCCTTGTATTTTGCCTGTAACGGTTCTGCATATTGTTGAATACTGTCCATCATTCTTTTCATATCATATAGTTGACAAAACTTAAGAAGACGAATGCCTACTTGATCAATATTTTTAGGTTTGCTGTTTTCAGCAATAGTTTGTTTAATAATGGCTTTAATATCGTCAGGCTGATGTTTCAAATCAATCAGTTGACGATTACGTTCGTAGTCGTCTAATACTCGGTGTTCTTTGCCTTCATGGTCGACCCAGCGTTGCAACATCATGTTGTTCCACGCGAATCCCTTGCTAGTACGATCTTTAAAAGCTTCTTCAAGCTTGTTTTTACGTACCTTTGGATATGCTGAGAATACGTTATCACTGCTGTCGCCACGCATACATTTCTCAAACAAGATCCACTCTGGATTGGGAATGTCTTTAGGCTCGCCAGTTTTAGTATCCTTAACCATTTTGCCTTTTTTGTCAAAGATGCCTTCGTGTGTAGTCAATGTTTCTGCTACACCGTTATATTGTTTGACATTAGGCGCAATTAACTGATGAAAGTCGCTGTCTGTCGAAATGATCACATGGTCATCATCGGGATGATTAGCAATCCAACCTGCAATAAGATCATCTGCTTCTAGCACAGAGTTTTGAAGTACTGTGGAATTAGTTTTGTTAATAACAAAATCTTTAAACGAATCAAACGTTTCCCAGAATAGTTTGTCTTCTTCTTGTTCTTTTACAGTCATAGCCGCACGAGTTTCTGCACGGTTAGCTTTATAGGGCTTGTAATAGTCCTTGCGCCACGAGCGACCTTCGAGACAGAATACAACATGACTGCCATCAAAGTCTTGCCATGCCTTTTTGATACTGTTAAAAGTAATGTGTAGTGCCATGCCTAACTTAATGTCAGCATCGCCACGAATAACGTGCCTAGCACGAAAAAATGTGTTAGCAGTATCTACTAAAATATAAGTCATGAAACCTCTGATTTGCCTTTTGAAATTGGAACAACATTTATAAAACCGGCACCGCGAGTAGTGTCTTGACCTTCTTCACCTAAAATGTTTCTAGCCAAATCTCTAAACCAACGATCCACAATTTCTTCATCTGGATCACCGTCAAAGCCGTAGCCTGCACGTTTTAATTCTAACACAAAATGTTCATTCCAGTCAAGTTCAAAAAAGCCGTTACGAATATTGTCTTTGTTAACATGTGTGTCCAGTACAGCTACCCAAGGTTCACCTTTGGCTGTAGCACGTTCTTTGGGAGTAAGTTTAGCCAGTTCTTCTTCTTCCAGAGCTTTTTGAACAGACGCTTCTGCTTCTAATCTAGCCTTCTCTGCTTCTTCAAGCTTTTGACGAGCAATCTCAACTTCTTCCTCTATCTTATCAAGTCCAAATACTTTCTTTAAAAGTTTCTTCATTATTTCCCCCATCCGTTACCCCACAAGTCTACGTGTAATCGTGGACTATAGTAGTAACCTCTTTTTAATGCTTCATCAGCAATATGAATTCTGTTATTGTCATAGACACTGACAACGCCCCCAACTGGCATAACATATACAGGGCCTTTAAATCCTGCACGTCTGTACACACCAACTGCGCGATCTACTTCTTCTAAATGCTCTAACGTAGACACTACAAATTTAAGATAAACAAAACCAACTTCTTGATAGTCAAGAATTACTTCTGGTTTAATAGTGTCAGCCCAATCTTCTCCGCTGGCACTTAACTTTGGACTTACGCTAAAGGTTACTTCTCTACCAGTATATTCATTCCAATTCCAAGCAATGAATGTTTTTAACTCTTTGTAAAGATGTTGAGTACCATTAGTCTCAAAAGTTACATTCCACAGATCTTGCATACGAGGATTTTTCAACAACGGTGTGTATAGTTGTTGCCAGCCAAGTAATGGCTCCCCTCCAGTAATAACTAAATGAACGTCATTGCCATTGTCCTGTGTCCATCGTTTGTTAGGAGTGTAATCTAACATTTTGTCTATACATTCGTCTAGTGTATAGTACGGACTTAACTCTTTGAATGCAGGATGCCAGCTAGCATAACTGTCACACCCTGTGTTTACTAAAGGTAGCTCTTCAAAAGTTTTCCATTTATTAAAAGAAACCTGTTGTTCTGCTACAACATCTGCTTCTGTACTTAATTCTCCTTTAGGCATGCCAAACCCAGCACACTTAAAGTTACAACCAAATGTACGCAAGAAAATAGAAGGCACGCCTACAAAGCGTCCTTCTCCTTGAGCAGAATAAAACATTTCACTTATTTTAATTTTTTCCATGCTTGTTCCTAAATTCTTCTACGTCCTTTACTGCTAATTGTAACACATTAGCATAGTTAAGAGCAACCTGTTTATTCATCATAATACAAGTTTCAAAATTAGTATGTCCTTTGGTTAGCAATTGCCAAATATGACTCCAACGTGACTTACTCCAAAAATTGGTTCTAGTAGTTGTGTAAATGGTTACAGTAACGCCAGTATCTTCTGCCTCAACATCTATAGTGTGAGTACAATCGTTGTCGCCGCACTCACATACGGCTTTGTACATTTTGCTAGAACCCCATTCACTTACTAGCAATACACCTTTTGCTGGCTCTTGAGCTATCATAGTTTTAGATTCTCCATCATTGCAATTTTAGCAATACGATCTCCAAAGTCTTGATCATTAGTAATGATATAGGTAGTAGTATCGTTATAATCATTTTTACGATCGTAACGTCTAAACTCTACAACCTTTCCACCTACTGCACTATACACTTTGAAGTTTAAGATAGGATCGTCTCCGCATGTTGCAGCCTCGTCTCTACTAATTAACCTATTGCCAGTAGACATCTTAATATTCTCTTCTAATTCTTGTCCTTGGTAAGCCCAACGCCACAATAATTTTTTAAACCACTTCATAATTTTTCACTTAATAATATACGACACAGATTGGCGTCTTTTTTTGTTTTAAAAGTAAATGTCATAAAGTCTGGATAAGGTTTATAATAAAATCTATTTCCAGGTAATCCAAATACTTCTAGTACACTAGCACACGTTTCATTCCACCATTGATTGTTTTGATTATGCCACTTAATTGTGATCACTTGATCATCGGGCAGGTTGTTTTGCCACCAATCTGGTTTAGGAGGAATGTCTAACTTTTTATGTTTCTTTTTTGTAGTTTCCACGTTCTGGAATAACATGTCTTACGCCTCCTCTAGGATCTTCCATATCACCATTGCGTCTTGGAATCATATGAATGTGTGGCCACATAACAGTCTGCCCACTTGCTTCTCCGTAGTTAATACCTACATTAAAGCCGTCCCACTCTTTTAACTCTACACCTCTACGGCCTTCTCGAAGAGCGTCTTCCATAGCCTGCATTACAATAGTGATAGTATTGTACTTGGGAACAAATAACAAGTGGCCTTCAGTTACTGGATACTTGTCTTTGTACACAGCAACATGAAAGTCTTCTCGAACAATATTGTCCCAAGGTGCTTCACTATCGTCAATATCATCGGGGCCTTCAAAAAATTTATCTGTCATTGTTAATCCTTACCGTGCCATTCTTCACCTGTGTCTACATTAGTCAGTTGAATTGGACCGTAAATCCAATGTTCAGTATCATCGTTAGTCCAGCCATCGCCTTCCATTCCTTCGTACCAATCTTCATCCCAAAGTGCTTGAATACGCTCACGTTCTTCTTCAGGCATGTCATCAGGGAATGTCCATTCGACCCAACAACCGTCGTTCATATCTTCCATTTCCCAATCATAGTCGGTACATAAAACATCATACCCGTCAGGATTATCTAGGTCAATGTCAGGACGTTCGTCACTTTCACAGGTCCAATTTCCCCAACGAAACCCTTCGTCTTTAGTTACAGTTATACCGTCTTTATACCAAAATTGGCGTTCGACAGCATTCTTTTTATGATAATTAGTAATTTTCCAAATAGCCATAGTAGTTACCTCGGTGCAAATTCTTGTTGTAGTTTAATATTGTCAAAAAACTCTTTCTTTGTATTGCCGTCTTCTTTAAACGCACCTTTCAATACTGTAGTCTGAGTCAGTGAACTGTGTGCCATAATGCCGCGATTCTCACAGCATCCATGTACTGCTTGAATATATACTCCTAGATCTTTGGCACCTGTGGCTTTTTCGATCTCCCTAGCAATGTCATTGCAAAGTTCCTCCTGGAGAGTACCACGTCTGGCGCACCACTGTGCGATACGTGTGTACTTTGAGAGACCAATAAGTTTCTCGGCAGCAATAAGGCCAATGTAAGCAACGCCAGTAACGGGTTGGTGATGATGACTACACATACTGCGAAGCTCGCTACGGACAACCAACATACCTTCGTAACGGTCCTCCGAATCATTTGGGAACGCTGTTGCGTCTGGTGATGGTTCATATCTTCCTGCCATTATTTCATTAAAGTACATTTTAGCAAGACGTCTTGCTGTACCTTTACTGTTAGGATCGTTTTCTCTATCAATAAGCAATCGATCTAATACAAGTTCAAACGCTTCTGTTGCCTCGTCAATTAGTTTTTCTACATCACCTTCATGTAAGTAGTCACTGATATTGTCGCCTGCCCAGAAACGTTTCTTATCACGTTTCATTTTAAAGCGAAGATGATCACCAAGATACGCTTCTTCGTAGCCTTTGTCACTCATCATTTCCCCCGCTTTAATATAGACTTCCTTGTTCAAAGGTACATAATCGTCTTTGTACTCATCCTTGACAAAGTCTTTATCAATTTTTGTATTAATTACGGGGTCTGGTTTAAATTTTGCTGTCATTATAGTTTTCTCCGAGTTATAGACGTGGATGTCTATGCGTTATTATACAGACTTATTTAGGTTTATGCAACCTCAAAAGATCGTTTTTCTTTACTGCTGCCTTCAAAGTATTTAGGTTTACACCTTTTTTAGAGGCAAATTTAATTAAAGCATCTGTGTCTTTTGGAAAACATGCACCGCCAAAACCAAATTGCCCATCCGGACCTGGTACAGCCATATGACTGCCGCCTAATCTAGAGTCACTCATTAACAGTATAGACATTTTGCGCCAGTCATAGCCTAGACTGTCTGCTAGTTCGTACATTTCATTCATGAACACTACTTTGGTAGCAAGAAATGAATTGATAATATATTTTGTTAAAGCAGCCTCACCTATTGATGTATATGCAGCCGCTTTAATTGGTTGTACAAATTTTAGTATTCTTTCAGCTTCTCGTTGATAGGCCAACACCGCACCGCCAATTATAACATGCTCTTGTGTAAGAAAGTCATGTACTGCATTAGCCGCAGTTAAAAACTCTGGAACATGAACTAGATTAGGGTATACTTCTTGAATTCTTTGATAAAAATCAGGAGTAGCGGTAGTTTTACTAATAATAACGTTTTTATAATCTTTAAGAAGATATAAAACAGAATTTAGTATACTAGTATCGCATTCGCCATTGTCTTTACTAGGACTAGGAACACAGACAAATACAGCTTCGCAGTCTATAAGGTCTTGATAAGTGCCAGTAGATTTACTAGGATCTGCATCTACGCAGATTATGTTTCCTGTAACATCTTGATATGCTCGAGCAATAGCACCGCCTACATATCCTGCACCTACTATGCCAATTTTAGGACCTGGAAATAAATTCATTGTATTCATTCTTTGTGTGTTTCATATCGTCTCTCCTGATGATTCCAGTGACGATTATCGTAGAAATTAAAATCAAAACAGTAACTTAATAAACCAATACAAATGTTTAATCCAGCGTGGTCTCTTCTAATGGACCAATCAAAGCTAATTGCTAGTATAGTAGAGTCTCTATACAGTTGATATTCAATAAACTTGTGCAAAAATACAGTACTAAAACATCCACCCCACAAGTGTTTAAAATCTTTATTAAAAAAATTATTAATAGTTATATTAAAATTGATCATGTGGTTGGCCCAGGCTGCATATTTTTAAATCTTTTTCTACATGCTTCTTTTACGTCTGCTGGAATATCAGGATGCCATTCTGCCATGCCACAGTCATAGATACGAACTCGTTCTTCAGGCATGGGAATAGCAGCCAATACACCTACCCAAATTATAGTAGCTATTAAAAAGCCAAGAAAAAATTTCATTTTAGCCAGTACTCTTCCCAGGGATAGACCAACCAACAGTCATCCTCTGCTTTGTTAACTTCCCAGACAGAATAGTCAACTGATTCTTTACTAGCCAAATTGTTAGTAAGCGTAGCAAAGCGTACATTTTGTCCCCATACATAATTCCAACGTTCGTCATTGGGCAAACAATTTGATTGCCAGTCTTGTTTAATCCAAGCAATAGTAGATCCTTGATCATTAATATCGTCTACTATTAAAATGTTTTTGCATAATGGGTCTCCATCTTTTTCTGCGGCATTAAATCCGTAGGCGTCCTCGGCCATTCCGCAGTTACTAACACAAGATCCTCCGTCACGTAAACTAACATCTAACGATTGCATTGGAACTTCTAAATACTGGCTTAATAAGATAGCAGGCACTAGCCCGCCTCGGGTAATGCCTACAATGTAATTTGGTCGCCAGTCGCTGTTGTTAATTTGTCGAGCAATATCTAAACATGCTCCTTCTATTTGCGACCAATTATAATATGTTTTTTTCATTTTTTAAGTTCGTCCCACATTCTATATTTAGAAAGTGTATTAATGTAGTCATCATACTTTTGTTTAAGTAACGGATAATTTGCCTCTAGTTTAACATCTCTTTCAGGAATCATCAAGACTTTTTCAATTGTGTTTAATCGTTCTTCCAAGTCACGTCCGTTTAGTACCATCCGACCTTTAACTTCTAATTCGGCCGGACTATTTTTAACAATCATTACATTTTCGTTTGGATTAGCCCAGGTTAGTCCACTAGAGCCGTTTGTTAAAAATTGTCCGCTGGTATTAGTTGTTGTAGTTGTATAAGTTAGTGGAGGAACTGCACCATATCCGGGATACGAGTTAGATGCACTAGTAATATTAACTGGCGCTGATACTTTGCTGTTTACGTTCATATAGATATTTCTCGTTGTGTATCCATTTGTTATTAACTAGGAATCCCCAATCTCTACGTTGTGGTCCTGGCATAAACAATGTCCATGCACTTACACTAGGATCTAGTTCAATACGATGATAACTGTTAGCACTACAAATACGAAAATGGCCCGGGCCACGCCAATGTGCTATTTCTCCAAACTTGCGACCTTCTTTATCAAACTGTGGAATCCATTCCCAATAGCCACCTTTTAAAATTAAAGTAGCGTAAGGCCATGGATGATCATGCACATCATCGGGATCTGATTTAAGAAACTTGTGTAGAAACACATTAAATGGAAACCATGTTCTGTCCTTAAGGAAAACATAGTACCGTTCAAGGTACGGTTCATTTTCCACACGGTCCATAATAATTCTTTTACGGTCATTTCGTTCTAATAAATTAAAGAATTTATTTTTTAGGAGTTGGGTTATCATAGTCGTCCTTTACCAGCTTATAAATAGTTTCAAAATTTCTCAATGCAATTTCTAAACCAGGATATTTACTACACATATCTTTGACTCTATCCCAGTCGGGAAATTTATCTATCCATTCAGCTTGATTAAATTCCCAGTTATTAACATAGCTAGATGCATCAGACGTTATAGTATATACAGGCCCGCCGGCTGCTCCGGTTAATGTGATTGTATCACCGCTATATGATGACATTAAGTTGTCATTAGGCAATGTGATAGTAATAGAATCTAAATTAACACCGGTGCCGCCAGCACTAATCATTACTTCGTTAAGTGAATCGTCTGTATAATTCTTTGGCTGAAAAGAATTGCTCATGTAGAGCCTCCGTTTGTTTTTTCAACATAGGCAATCTAGTTTTATAATTGTCCATGTGTGACATTATAGCACGGCATAGGTCGGGTCTAAACGTAGTGTAGGTATCGTAATCTTCTGTCCATTTACTTGGATATTTGAATGTATCAAAATACATTTCACTGTATGAAAGACGGTCTGGAACCATAGGAATAGCATCCACTACTGCACCTTCATAACAACTAATGCCCAATGTCTCTTGCAAATTAGCACTGAATACTAGTTTAGCTTCGCCCAACAAATTATGATATTCGTTCTTTGTCAGCTGTTGTTCCTGACAAACAACAAACTCGTATTGCGGCAACCAATGTTTTAGATCTCTAAAAATATCAACCTGCTTCTCTGGAGCAATACGATGAGGAAATAAAATAAGATCACGCTTGGGCATATTCTTATACATAGTCAACGTATCTTCCATATACTCCATAGGCCATCCTGTGCGTACAATCTTGCCACTGGTTTGGTAGTCGTCGTAATCTTCCTCATACCAAGGATTCTCACGTTTGTAACCATCTTCTAACAAGTTGTCTACAAACATTCTAATGTGAAAGTCTGTGGCAAAATAATTGTGGTCAATAGAATTGAAGAAACTTTTCTCAGCATGCCTAACCCATTTAGCTCGACCAATTAGTCTACCTAGAAAGTCTTGTGGATCATAACTACCAGCATGCCATAGAGCGTGAATCGTTACAGGAATCTGTAATAACTCACTCATGTATTTTAAGTTTATGATACCAGGATGCCAGGCATCAGTAAACAAAAAATGATCGCCTGGCTTAATTGCTCCGGATGTAAATAAGCGACTAAATTCTTCAACTTGGCGAGACTTATAGATATTAGTGCCGCCAAAATTGAGAAAGGCACCAGGAGTAGTGGCAGCAGGAATATCTTCAGGACCAGAGATAACTTGAACCTGATGTCCTGATCTTTTAATGATTTTAGGTACATGTTCTTTCCATTGTGCCGTATAACGAGTTTCAACAGCTTCTAAATCAACAATGTATATCATTGACGGTTATAGTTTCTGTTATAGTTGCCACCACCACTGCGATTGTATTCACCACGTGGCTTACGTTCACCGTTCCACGGCTTACGTGGGCGAGTTGAGTGATAATAGTTATTCCAAATTTGACTATCTCTATTGTAGAGATTAGCTGGATTAAACTCTACCATTTCAAAACGGCAAAAGTCATGAAACTTTTCAAGATCATCAAAGATCTTTACAATTTCAGGGCGGGTTTCGAAGTAAGAAACATTTTTATAATTAATAGCCATAATAGCCTCTTCTAGTTAGTACTTAATAAATGAACCATTTTCTCCGTCTTCGGAGACCTCAATCCAAACCTCACGGCCAGGATACTTTAGTGCAATGATGTTATGTAAGTCATCTGACATCATTTCACAACTCTTGTAGTCAAGACTCAAAACGGAACCTTGACCATTATACAGCGACTCGAGCCAACGTTTGAATTGGATGAATTCGATGTCCCTGTCATTATGGAGCACATTGATCCACACCCTGAAATGAAAGATGTGGCGATGAGGGTAACCCAAAAACGATACGTCATATTCGTCTCCTGTTGCTAGATTAGGATCTGTTAGTGCCGCAGGATACTTATGAATTCCTTCCTTGCGGAAAGTAACCCAGATCATTTTATTAGGGCGTACATCTTGTTTAATAATCATTTAATTAAAGCCTCAGCTACTAGTTTAAGATCATTTTCTTCCATAAAGAATTCATATGTTGATTCGTTATCAACATTGCCTTCTTTATCTTTAGTACATTGAATAAAATGAACAGCATACAATCCTTTAGGATTAGTACACTCCCACTTTTTAATGCGAAGTTGAAATCCGGGGCTATCTTTGACAATGATTTCTTTCATTTTAATACCTTGTCATTTTTATATTGTAACCAGTCTGTGAACTTACTGCGATCCATTAGTGTATGTAGACTGTGGGACCATACACCGGGATTAGTTGCCTTAAAATCTTTGTCATCGATTTTAAGCATTGTATTATAATTCCAAAGTTTTACATAAGGAATTGGAACTCTTATCTGCGGAATAAAATTATCGTATTCACAATATCCGCTTTCGTGAAATTCTTCAACTTGACTTATAGGAATATCTAAACTACAAAGATAATCTCGATTAAGAAAGTACATAATCATGTCTTCCCACGCTTTGTGTTCTTCGTAGCTCTGCGGATTAAAACTGTGATTAGCACCAAAGAAAATATGCTTAATATGTTTGGAACTATCAATATGCGAGTTTTCTTCGTTTAAAAGATGTTCAATAACCTGCTCATGTTGAACACCTGTAACAAACAGAGTACGCATGCCAAATGCAGGAGTGTGTTCAACTTCGTTGCCAACAAAAAAATCTATGTTATCTGCTGTGCCGGTCGAATAATCACGATTCATT